ACTCGCTGGAAACTGCGAAGAGTTTGATCGCGTTGACACGCTGCGCAACCTACTAGAGAGAACGAAGTGACTAAAACACAATGTCAAGTTCCGTCGCAAATAAACGTGACGCTCACAGACGAGCAGCGAGAGTCATTGCGGGCGTCCTTGTCAGGCGGTGCAGGAGGCCCGCTGGTTCATCCACCGCAGCCCGCGCTCACCGCCGATGAGTGGGAAGCCGTCTGGCTGGCAATCGGAATGTTCGCGGAAGGGCCGGAGCATATCAAGCGACATGAGGAAATGGCCGACGCGCTGCGGGGCCTACTGGAGCGGCTTGGAGGCGCAAGGTGAGCGACTTCGACGACCAGATGGCCGAGTGGCGAAAAACGCTCTGGGCGACGGGGCCTTGTCCAGATTCGTCGCAGCAAAACTTGACACTCGCCGACGAGGAACGGGATTCTCTGAAGTTTGCGATCAACCAAATGAAATACATTCGCGCAGACAGCGCAGCCGCTACGCTCCGCGCACTACTGGAGAGGACGAAATGAGGACATTACTTTCGATGTGGATTTCTGTTGAAGAATCCCTGCCCGAAAAGGGCGGGGCCGTGCTGGGATTCCGCGATGCAGACCAGCACTGGGGAAACGCCGCATACGGCATGGCGTGGCGAGAGATCGACGATGAATCTCAACCCGGCCTGCGCTGGAATGAGTCAGGCAGGCCAACTCACTGGATGCGTCTTCCTGCACCTCCGCGTGATGAGGCACCGTACAGCGTCATGCTGTGGGTGACAGACGCGGATCGCGAGAAAATCATTGATGGCCTTTCCGGCCAACACGCCCTCACCGACGAGGAGCGGGAGGCGATAAATATGGCTAGGAAAATAATGGTTAGCGAGCCGTCAATGAATCCTGCTCAACGTGCGGAGTGGGCCATCACACTAAGCAGACTTCTGGAGAAAACCAAATGAGAATCGACCCTGACGTAATTGAGGCATCTCGGCCTGATGATCGCGAGATAGCGTTACTCGCGGCAGAAGTGCGGCGCCTACAGGCCGTAATTAACAGCGAAGAACCCACGCTTACCAAATCGGAACGGTTCGTTTTGCAAGAGGTGCGAGACATTTACGCCGATGAGGACGATGTGAAATGCAACGAGATAGCGGCGGTCCTTGACGGACTTTTGGAGAGAACGAAGTGAGAACGGCTGCATTGAGCAGCCCGAGAAAGGAAGTTGATATGACACAGGAAGATGCCGGGTCTGCTCCAATTCGAGAAAACACTATTCCGCTCAACGAGTGTCGCAACGGCTGGGTGTATAGACTGTCCAGTCGAAATCTTGGCTTTGGCGTTTTCGTGCAGGCCAGCAATGGTTTTATCGGCATCCGCGAGAAATTTAATCACAAATATCTATTCACTGAGTACCACCGTGATACGGGTGTGCCGTTTGGAACAGTGTGCCCCAAGGAAGAACTGGAACCTGCTCCACCCGGTTTAGTATTGAAAGAAAACGGCCCGCTTATTAATGAGGAAAACGGTCGCGTCGTCGTGCTCGAAGCGGGAACGGAATATCCGTCACCGCGAACCTATCGGTACGCCGATACATCAGAGATCTGCGATCCGGGTGAAATTGTGTGGTCGTGCAATCAACCGCTACACGACTATATGCTACAGATCGAGGCTAAGTACGGTCCGTGCACTGAAGAACGTGTCGCAGAGACGAAAGAATAACGACACGTTTCGATAACATGTCGCCGCCTGTAACATTTAATTTGCTGTATACTGAGCACGGAGGCTCAAAATGCTTAAGCCAGAGCAAATGTCGCCAGCGGAAATGTTGTTTATCCGCACGTACGTCTCAGCCCTGCGCCGCGACTTCAGCACCTTAAATACAGCACTAGCCTTGATGCACCCAGATGGGCTTGACGTGTATGACGCCGTTTCTGCTTCCAGTATGGCGGTAGAGCTACAGCACATGCAGGCTGAATTTGAGCATGCATTAGTGCATTTGCCCGCCTGTCAAAAATTCATTAAGCGCAGCCCAAGTTCTAAGCCGTCGTTAGACGACCTAGCCGATTTATTTTCGTTGTCGTTTTTCAAGATATTTACGACAGTCGATACAGCACACGGCAGTATTAAAAACAAAGACGTCGGTTGGTTTAGCGGTAAACCAGACGAGTGGCATAAATTGCTGCTGCAGATGAAAAGCCAACAGGCGCCGAATAAAAAAATGCCGTCGGCAATATTTAACACGTTTGCAAAGTTGTTCAAGCATCTGGAGTTATTCACAAATTTTCCAGAAGCAGAAGATACACCGATGAATTTTTGGCCGCCGTACGCCAAAGACAAGAATTACGATGACGAAGATTATGAAGAAGACGACGAACACTCAGACGAGTAGGAGAATCTAGTGCAGCCTCTTTTTGTGTTCTGTGCTGATTTGCATTTAGAAGACGGTGCCTGGACATCTAGGCCCGGTATTTATGGCGACGCGTATTACAGTTTCGAGCAGATCGTAGAGTACTGCTTGGCAAAAAAACTGCCGCTAATCCTCGGCGGCGACATCCTTGAGAAAAAGCAAAATCTTGCCCGCCCCATCGCGAAACTGTGCCGCGGTTTAACGCGAATGCAAGATGCTGGTATTTCTGTTTACTACATTCAGGGCAATCACGAATACGACCGCAACGCACCCTGGCTTAGTATTCATCCCTGGCCTATTCACTTGCACGACACTGGCGTCTTATTTGATGACGTAGCCGTATGGGGGCTTGACTGGTTGCCCCGCGGCGAGATACAAGAAGCCATGAAAATAGTACCGAAAGACACGGACATTCTTGTTACGCATCAGGTCTGGAAAGACTTTATGGGTGAAATCGGCCGCACCGAATGCGAGTTGTCAGATGTGCATTACGCCCACACCGTGTTGGCCGGCGATTTTCACGTCACAAAAATTGCAGAGGGCACAAACGCAAATGGAAAACCAGTCCGCATGTTGTCGCCCGGCTCTACGGCGATGCAAGACATGAGTGAGGCGCCAGACAAGTTCTTTTTTGTTATTAATAAGACAATCACCGGCATAATCCATTTTGAGCCCGTGCAATTAAAAACACGCCGGTTTCTGACCTACACAGTTAAAGATTCGGAAACCCTGGATAAGCTCTGCGCCGGGCAACTGGCAAAAGACATCGCGGCTGTTCGTGGCGGACTGCCTGCAGAGATCGATAAGCCGCTTGTGCGTATCAAATTTGACAAGAAACTGCCGGACGCCTATCTCCGGCTTATGACATCAGCGTCAGATCTTGCTCACGTCGCCTGCGAGGCGATTACGGATAAAGCAAGTTCCAAAACGGTCGCGACAAGAGACCATACAAAAAACGATTTACTGGCCGCCGTGGCCGACCTGCTCGGCGACAGTAGCGCCGCATACAAATTAGCGACGGCGTTGTTAAACGCTGTCGATCCTGTAAAAGAGTTTGATGAACAGTTTTCAAGGTATACACGAGAACTAAACGATGCAACTCTTGAAGTTGGAAGTCCGGAATTGGGTACACCATCGGCAGCGTACGTGTGAGTTTACTCGCGGTTTGGTTGCCATACTTGGCGAAAACGGCTCAGGCAAAAGCAGTTTATTTGGCGCTATTCGCTGGGCATTGACCGGCGAGAACCCTAATTTTGGCGTCAAGGCTGAAAACGTATCGCAGTACGCCAAGCCCGGCGAGCCGTCTTACGTATCGCTTGAGTTTGAGCACAACGGCCATATTGCTGTTGTGACCCGGCATCTCTTGCCGGAAAAAGAACAAGCGTTGCTGACTGTTGACGGCAAAGAAGCCGGGCGTGGCGACAAAAGCGTCACAGCGGGTGTTGAGAAACTACTTGGCGTCGACGCTAAGTTTATCAGTCGTTTTATTATTGTCTCGCAAACAGAGATCTTCTCTTTTATTGATGACAATCAGACAGACACAGATAAGTTTTTTCAGCGCCTGTTCAACACAGCCAAGGCTGATAAATGCCAAGATGTAATCGGCAAATCGTTGTCGAAACTCAGCGTGCCCGAGATTTTAAAATCTAGTGCACAGCTTCTGCTTGAGCAAAAGGTAGTAAAAGACGAGATTGATCGACTTGACAACCTGATTGTGCAGTTGCCGTCTATTGACGATTTTCTAACCGCACAAAAGAATGATCAAGAAGTTATTAAACAATGGGAGTCGCATGAGAGTGCCGGGCACGAACTTGCACGTTTAGCCCAGCAGTCCGCGGATTATGAAAAACAGCTGGAACACATTGCGAAGAGCACAGCACAGCAAGAAACAGATTACGATGCCCTTGTCAGCGTTACGAGTGGGCAAGAATCGGCTCATGCCGCGGCCCGCAGTGCATTGGGACACTGGCAAAGTTACAAGAGCGTGGAAACGGCTAAAAAGGAACTGCAGGACACTCGCGAGGCAATTGCAGCCAAACGGCTAGCCAACGTGGCTGTGCCCAGCGTCTCAGCCGATGACTTAGTTGAAGCACAAAAAGCGCACGCCACGCTACAGAAGCAACTCAAAGAGGCCGAAAAATTTGTCAGCACGTTTACGACTGATGGCATTGTCTGCTGCCCGACTTGCAAGACTCCTACGACTGATCTAGCACACGTAATTAAAAAGACCCAAGAGCATGATGTACCCAAATTCGTAGATGAGATCCAAGCGGCAGCGGTAGAGGTTACCCGGCTTATCGCTGCGGACGAGGCATACCGGCAGTGGGAGAAAACAGACCAAGAACTCGCCACACGCGAGCAGCAACTGCTGGAGGCCGAGCATAAACTGGTCGCTGTACAACCGCCGCCGCACAGTGAAGACGAGTTGCAGAAAACGGTAAACGAGTACGAAGAGTTCCAAAAAGTTAAAAAAGAGATTGAGCCAATAGTCCGTGCGGCACGAGAGAAGCGAGCAAAACTAAACGGTCTTTTAGACGACATTAAAGATCGTAACAGCCGGCTTCACGCGCAACGCGACGCGATACTCGTCACAGCCGCCGACGCTACCCTGGCCGAGGGAAGACTGAACATTCTCAAAGAAAAGGTAGCCGAGCGGCAAACTTTGGAACAGCAGCAAGCCCAAGCCGCCTTCGAGTTTAAAAAATTGTCCGAGCAGCATGACATTGTCGTGCAGCAGGAAGATGAAATCGTCCGCATTAAAGAGTGGCTGCATCTGTCAGAACAAGCTCGCGAGGCGCTTAAAAATGCCCCGCGACTTGTAGCACAGCGTAATTTGTTGAAACTCGAAACCTCGATTAACGAGTTGCTGCAAATTTTCGGCGTAAATTTTGTTGTTGCCGTAGCCGGTGATGGGTCTCCTACATTTAGAGCCAAATTCTTCGATGGCCGCGACGTACAAGCACAGCGGTTATCAATCGGCCAGAAAACAGTTCTGGCTTTGGCGTTTCGTGTAGCCGTTAACGCAATGTTCGCTGAAGAGATCGGCCTACTCGCGCTTGACGAGCCGACAGCGTCTTTAGACGCGGCCAGAATACAAGCGCTCGCGCCGGTGCTGGAAAAACTCCGTGACTTGTCGACATCAAAAGGTTTACAGTGTTTACTGGTCACACACGCATCCAATTTGTCACATTTGTTTGAGTCTGTGATTGAATTGGAGGCTCCGGAGTTACGCCATGTACGCACAGATTGAAGAGACAACAATTAAACTGCACACTGCGCCGGACGGCTGTGTGTGGTACGCAAAAAATATCAGCCCGCCCGTAAATTCCGGCGTAAGTGTTGAAAACTTTTTGCTCAGTCCTGTTATTTCAGGCATGGGCAGCACGGTGCGTATTTTGGGTACAGCCCAAAATTCTGAACTGATATCAGCCTTATATCTACGTAGATACAAAGGTGAACTCAGAGCCATTGAAGTAGCAGGGCCGAACATTTTAAACAGCCAGGCTGATCTTGCTGACCCCAAAGTTGCTCTTCTTCAAATGCGACAGGTCGGACTGTCTCCAGCGTGCGGCGGCTGGCACGCGGTGACTATGCTGGACTACCCGACGTACGCCATGATCGCACGTTTCCGACGCCCGGGGTATGTGTTTGACGAGGCGGCCAAGACATACTTAAATTTGCACCCGGCGTATAAAGCACTGTCGTTCATACCGACTATAGACGCCCCAGAACTGGCACAGTTATTGACAACAATTATTGATCCGCGCTGGTACGTCGATAAGCGAATGCCGGAACGTGCGGCGAAACTTGAGTTGTTTCTGGGGCTGACTCCGCAAATACAGCCACGCGTCTCAAGCGGAGACTGGGCACCTAGCAGAAACCGAGAGGCACGGTGTGCGTGTGTTTTGGCGGCCTGGAAATCGAAACACGCTGGCACAGTCGATTTAAACAATCCGGCAAATTTTTTGTACCGGATACATCACAACGTCGGTGGCGGCAGCAAAGGCGACCTGCGAGCCTCGCAGGCATTTGTGCGATATCTGCGTTATAACTGGCTTGCCGGCCTCGAGACGCGTAACGGGCCAAAAGACGGTCTCTTCGCCCCGAACTTGTTCTTCAAAACGCCGGCGGAGATCGAAACGTACGCTGAACACATGGCGGCACAAAAGCCGGAATAATATGCAGGAAGTAACTGTAACGTTGCGTTTTAATCGGGCTTGTCTCGGTGCGGCAAAAAGGCGCCGGCACGGCAACGTCATATTTTGCTTTGACCGAGATCCCGGTAACCGTGTCATGCTGTTGCCAGCAGCGTGGCTTACGGCTATGCGGTATGCGGCCAAAATTGCTAACCGGCATCATACCGCGGTGAAAAAAATAGACTGGTGTCCTGTCATCGTTGGAGAACCAAGAACCGACTGGCGCCGCACAATCGTGACGCAGCAGGATACCAGGATAAAAACGCATTACGCACTTCACGAAGCATTCAGGCCCGGCGACACTATAGTCGTATCGGTCGTTCTCCCCGACGAGATCCCGTTAAAAGAGTTTGAACACCTGTTGACGTTGATCGGTAAATACCGCGGGTTTTCGCCATTTAATAATTCACAGGAAAAGTATGGGACATTTGAAGTCATATCAGTCGAGCCAGTCGCCGGCCCCGGAAACGATAACGGCAATGAGTCAACCAGTAACAATTAAGCGTGTCGGTAATGTCTTGACGCTAACAGCAGCCGACGGCGGGCCGCTAGACGCGTCACTTATTAAAACGCTGACACACGATTTGCGGTACTCGCACGTCGAGCAAATCCAGGGCCCAGCAAAAAGAAATCCTGTCACTGGCCAAAAGATGTTTTTTCAGACGAAAGAGTACAAGCTCTTTCGCGTTGAAAACGGACATGTGGTTTTGCTGGCTGGCTACCTAGCCCGCATGGTGCGGCGGCTGCACAAACTCGGGTGCCCAGCAACGATGATCGACGCCAGCCAGCCGCGGCGTAGACCTGATTGTTATGTACCGCAATGGGATCGGCTTGACGGTGTAATTTCTTTCAGGCCCCGGCAGGAAGAGTGTCTCAGAATTATATCGAAGGCGCCGTGCGGCGTAATTAAAGCAGTGACCGGCTTCGGAAAAACAACCTTAATCGGTGCCGCGGCGATACTGTTCCCCGAAGCACGCATTGACGTTGTAACAAAAAGTGTAGATGTGGCGGAACGCATTGTGCGGAGTCTTCGACGGTTGCTGCCCAAAGTTGGCATGATCGGCGACGGCTGGAAACAACGCGAGCGTGTCACCGTGATCACCGCCGGCAGTTTAAACCACGCTGACGGCGACGCAGATTTTCTGTTTGCAGACGAAGTACATCAATTAGCGACGGTTAACTTTTCAACAGCACTGGCGGCTCGCTACCGAAATTCTCGTAATTTTGGGATGAGTGCTACGCCGTACGCACGCATGGATAACGCACACGCTGTGCTAGAGCCGTTGTTCGGCCCGATGGTGTTCGACCTCCCATACCAGCAAGCCGTGGAACTTGGGCTGGTTGTGCCGGTGCGGGTCAACTGGCTGCCAATCAGGCTCAGCCACAACCCCGCAGAACGCTACGGACATCGCGTCGCGAGAAAACGACACGGCATCTGGACAAACTATGAGCGCAATCGTATGATCGCCGCCGCGGTCAACGAGTACCCCGAATCGCATCAAATTTTAATACTCGTTGAGACGATCGAACACGCTGTTCATCTTGGCCGCCACCTGCCGAACTTTACGTTGATGTATTCGCAGATGTCGCCGCAGGATTGTGCTCAATACAAAAAGCAAAAGTATTTGCCGTCAAACTACTCGCCGTTAAATGACTATCAAAAACATGATTTACGTACACAGTTTGAAGCAGGCACTTTACGACACGTCATTGCGACAGACGTATGGTCCACCGGCGTAGACTTTGAGCAGTTAAATGTACTGGTGCGTGCAGACGACCGGGACAGTGACATTGTTGATGTGCAGGGCCCTGGTAGAGTAAGCCGGCTCTACACCAGCCCTGACGGCACTAAAAAAGATTACGGCGAAGTTTTGGATTGCATGGACACGTTCGACCCGACTTTTTACAGAAAAAGCATGGGTCGTAGGAATAGTTACAAACTCCTCGGATGGGAGCAAAACTGGAATGACGCCCAACGCAGTTGGCGAGATAGTTGATTCTCCGTTACTGAATGCCGATTGGCATACTCGGTTAACGGATGTGCAACTGAATGCGTACGTACGATATCAGTTCATATGGTTAAAAGATAACGCGGTAGACTGGGACGCACCGGCTCACGCACGACGAAGACCATCCTCTGGCGACGGCGGCGTAGATCACTACGGTGTGCGACGCAGTAGTACGTGGGGGGAAATTTCCAGGCGCGTACGCGAGCATAACGCTGATCCTGGAATGTGGGTGCACGCACATTTTTCTCCAGCAGCGGAGTTAAAAATAAATCCAGTAACGTCGTCTCTGCCCGAAATTCGGCCGACAACGTTGCACTCTAAATTGTCTCCGCAAATTTACGGACGCTACGCACAGTCAATCACTGATGTGTTGTGGCACCGTTTTGAGATGGCGGGAAAGACGATTCACGATCGATTTTTAACATCAGCCCCGTTTAACCTGTCAGAAAACGAGCAGCGTGTTTACGTCCTTTGCGATGAAAGTTACGTAACGGCTACGCCCTTTTTTCGTTACGTGTTCGCGTCAATTGACAACTGTGTGCCAGTCATTGAGGAGTATCTGTGGCTGGCTGCACTGGATTATGACGTTCATCAGCGGGCGTACGACAGACTTGTACAAATCCACAACGAGACGTGGTGGATAACCGACGAACTAAAAACAGCGGTAACAGCAATTCGACAGCACTGGGAGAACTACAATGGCTAGGGGCGATGGAGCGCCAGTGGATGATGTGCCGGTCAACTATGAAGAAGTAAAAATAATGGTGCGGGGGTTACTGCAGCACAGAAATATGCTGCAGGACGCGTTGCATCTTGGGCTTGATGCCGGGCACTTTAATCAGGCAGACGAACTCTGCCTGTATTTTTTAGTGGCCGCTATGAAAAATCTGTTTACAGTGCACAAAGCACTTACAGAGGAAATGCTGCTTACCGAGTTACGCTCGTGGCGAGCGGCGGGGCACATGTCGCTGCCGGAAACGCAGGTCGCGTTTCTTTTTGGCGACGGGACTACCGCAGGCTTTATTTCTGCGGCCTTTCACGCACCAAAGTTAGACGATGCGGCAGAGGCGGCAGAGAAAAAGTACATCGAGAATATCCTGCGGCGCTTTTTAAACGCTCGTCTGATCCAGCGTCAAATTCAGGACACGTTCGGCAGCACGGGCATCGGCGGCACACCGACAGACCTGAAAACGCACTTAGAGCGTTTTGCCCGCACGGCTAACGCTGTTGAATTTATTGGTCGGGACGTAGATAACGCCGCCTGGATGCCCGAGTTCGGTACGCCCATTAAGCTGCCACCGCCACCCGTGCCTACCGGTATGCCGTGGATTGACAACTACATCAACGGCTTTCGGCGTGGTGATATTATTGGCGTGCTCGGGCCGTTTAGCGGCGGTAAGACAACTCTTATGTCTACTGCGGCGGTTCGTATGGCGCAGAACTTTTCGTTCAGGGGCGAAGACAAGCTATCCATCTACATCTGCTATGAGGACGGCAGTGAAAAGATGAATCACTTGTTCTGGTCGGCCGCGGCACATATTGACCGTAAACTTTTTGAAGATCCGGATTTTTGGTTGCATTTTTCAACGCGCGAAACACCGAAGGATTATGACCGTGCGTTACCGGAGAACAAGAACGGCACCATTATCATCGGTGAGCGGGAGCGTTGGGACGCAAGCCGAGGATGGTTAAACAAAAACTTTGCGTTTCTAGATTTCTCCGAAAACGCCAAGGCCGGCAACTACGGCGGTGGCGGCGTACCTGAAATCGTTTCTGTGCTCACACGGCTTGCTGAAGCCAGAAAAATGCAAATTGGTTTTGTGGCTATTGACTACGCCGGTCTGCTGTTAAACAGAGAATTGAGCAAGGATAAAAGCACAAAGAACATGGAGCAGGTGTGGAGGCCGATGCAGCAATTGCCCGACAATATTCGGACAAACATCGCTGTGCCGTTTGGCTGTACAGTCATGCTTGCGCATCAATTAGCCGGTGGTGACATCAAGAAAATTCCGCCGCACAGATACGTAAGTCACCTTGACGCACAAGGCTCAAAGGCTTTTGCCGAGAACCTGCACGCTTGCATGTGCATCAACACCCGTGACTCGTCGACGAACGTGTCCACTATTCACTGGTCAAAAATCCGGTCAACGGTGCCTCAGTCTCCGTATGGGTTGATAAAAATGGACCAGCATGTGGTTAACATTCATTTAGTGAACAACGAGTACGAAGCCTGTGAGACCGCACGGCGTATCGTAAAGAAGGGCGAGGCTGGTTTTGTTGCCCCCGAAGAGGCGGTCACGTTTAAAAAGAAACCTAAGAAAATCGACACATTCGGCAGCGACATTTTGTCGTAGGAGAAACAATGACAATGACTTCTGTGCCGCGGAAAATAGAGCCGCTTAACCCGGTGCTATACGGTATTCTGCAGCACAAGTTTGGGGTTGTGCGTTTCGCAAATCCCGGCGCACCGGCACAAACTGAAACCGTCATGGACCCTGTCCGCGGGCGGGCGATTAAGCGTGCGATCAATTGGGGTGAGTACTACACGATTTGCTGTCCTTTTTGCAATGACGTAAATTTTAAGCTGTGGGTGAATCACACGTACGGGGCGTCTTACAACGAAAAAACAGGTCATCGGACAGATACCCATTTGGCTTGTTGTTACAAGCACGACTGTTTAAAAGCGCCTGGTCGTTACGAGCAGTTTGAAGACCTCGTCTTTGGCGACGGCCGGCGACTCATAAAAGACATGGTGATCCGGTATGCGGCACCTGTCGTGACGCAAATGGCAGTAGAGCCGCCGGGTAAACTTGCTTCGCTATCTACGTTGCCAGACTACCACCCGGCGATCGAGTACTTGGTCGGCCGCGGTTTTGATCCTGCGGCACTAGAGCAAGACTTTGGCGTGGCGGTGTGCGTCGAGCCGAAAGAACGCTTGCGTATCATGCGGGGACGGTTGTACATCCCTGTACATTTTAATCGTCAATTAGTTGGCTGGCAGGGCCGGGCAACTGACGAGCATAAACTGCCGAAGTACTATAACGTGCCGGGCATGCAAAAAAGTCAGATGCTCTACAATTACGACACGGCTTTAAAGCAGCCCGCCGTGGTAGTCGTCGAGGGCGTGCCGAGCGTATGGCGCATTGGTGCTGCAGCGGTGTGCATATTTGGCAAAACGTTGTCGGCTTGGCAGTGCAATACGCTGGCGACTATGTGGTCCGGTAAACCCGTGTTCTACATGCTCGACGCTGACGCGGTCAAAGAAATTGAAATAGGTGTAACGCATCTGTGCCAGCACGGCGCAAACGTTATTCCTGTAATCTTGCCCGACGAACGCGATCCGGCAGACTATTCATCAGAAGAATTGCGGACTATCCTAGCCGAAGCCGCTGACGCCATAAATGTAACCGTAGACGTATCGTTCATTAGTTAGGAATTTTATGTCATCAACTACGCCACTAGAACACAGACTGCACAGGTCGCTTTACGACTCTGCAAGTATTGAGTTTACGGCGGCTGCATTTCCGCTGTTAGATTTTAATCTACCTGGGATGCCTATTGCGGGGCAGGATTTCGTAGCCCACGCCAACAACCTCGGCGACACGATTGACGTCGCTAAAGCGAAGAAAAAGAAAGAAGCGATTATTGGTGAAAAACTGATCGAGCTGTACCGCAAGGCTATGTATCAGTCTGATTTTGAAATGCCTGTCCTGTTGAAGGGCAAGGAGATCTTTGTTCGGTTTTTGCGCGGACACGTGTGGGGTGAAGACAACCAGCCTGTAGACGCGTACGGTCCTCGTCCGGCAAGGGTAATGGTAGTCGGTAAGATGCCCGGCAAAAATGAACAGTCACGCGATAAGGCCACGACCGGCCCGGGTATTGCCATCTTAAAACGCGCCTTCGCAGAAGTCGGGTTAGGTGAGGCTGAGTTTCGGGAGTGGTATGTCACGTTCGCGTGCAAGTTCAGTCCCCCGGATGAAGATATGACCGTGGTGCCGGCGGCCTGGATTAAAGACTGCTCTATTTTACTTGAGCAAGAAATACGGTATGTGCAGCCTGAGTACATTCTGTGTTTAGGCAACGAAGCCACAAAAGCGGTACTGGGCGTATCAGGGAGCGTAACGGGCCTTGGCGGGCGTGTAATTCCTCACAAGGTTTACGACCAGCACGGCGCAATTCGTGACATAAAAGTCATGCCGATTATGCACCCGGCGTACGTCGCCAGAAAACCCGAAGTCTACGAAGATTTCTGCGGGCAAGTCAGCCGGTTTAAAGCGATGCTCGAAGACCGGATCTATTCGCACGAGGATATCGATCACGCGGATATTTACACCGAAGACGCACTCGTTGAAATGGTAAACGAGATGGTCTCGGACACGTCGCCCAACGCCAACATCATCGCTGTCGACTGCGAATGGAACGGCGACCATCCCGGAGAGCCAAACGCCTATCTTCGGACAATTCAGGTGTCGAATAAAGATAGGTGGGCTCGAACGATTGTGCTGCGCTATCAGGGCGGCGAAACAGCGTTTAAACCTGATCTTGCTGTTGTGACGCGGGAATTAAATCGGCTGCTCAAAAGCACACCGGAACGCCACGTACGCTTAGGCGGGCACTTCCTCCGTGCCGACTTGCCGTGGCTAATGCATTTCGGCGTAGACGCCAGAGCAGAGTACGCCCCCGCCGAAGACCCAGACGAACGCATGCGCGGTGGTTGGGATACAAGTTTGATGTATCACGCCATTAACGAGTGCGCCCGTTACGGTCTTGATGAGTGTGTCATGCGGTTTACAACTGCACCGACATACTGGGAGGAACTCGACAAGTGGAAAAAACAGCAGAAAACTGTGCACCGCCTAAAAGCCGACGAGTTTGGCTATGGCGACTGCCCGCCGCATATCTTGCATCCATACGCTAGTTACGACGCTGACGTAACGCGGCGTATTATGATGAAGTTCTTCGGTACCAACGGCACCGACGGCATGCTGTCGTGTGACGCCCACGGGCACGATTGCTGGTTGCCATATTGGACAGCACACAACGCGTCGCTGGCGTTTCTGGAAATGGAGTTGACCGGTTTAGAAATTGACCGCAACCGTGCGGACGAATTGACAACATTATTCATGAACACGCAAGACAGGCTGCTTGCAGAAATTCGTGAAGAGTTGAACTGGCCGGCGTTTAACCCGAAGTCGCAGCCTCAATTATCGGTTGCATTGTTTGGGCGTGAATTCGGGCTGCGGTATACGAACGCGCCAGACATCCCGGAAGACGCTAATACGCTCGACCTAAAGCCGGTGAAGACAACTGGAAAACGACCGGTGCTGTGGGCCGAGATGCATTGGCGTGGAATTGACACTGACACCGCCACTCCAAGCACAGATAAAGAAAGTCTGGGTATTCTGGGGCACATCAACTCGACCGCAGCAAAAATCCGTGACTACAAATTTACAAGTCAGGTTTTGCAGTCAGTACTCCGAAAGCCCTCGGCAACAGACGAAGGCGTATTTGAAATGGACGAGAACGGGAATTACACGTACGAAAAGGGATTGGTCGGCTGTGTGCATAAAGACGGCAAAGTTCGTACGCACATGTTCCAGACCAAGGAAACTGGGCGTGCGTCTAGTTCTCGTCCGCCCCTGCAGAACCTTAGCTCACGGCGAGAAAACGATTACAAGCGCATTCTCGGGGCTGACAGGTACAAGCATCCAGTCAGGTCAATCTTGCGTGTGCCGGAGGGTTGCGTTGGTATCGAGACCGACCTTACAGGTGCTGAACTGGCGGTCCTCGCGTGGTTGGCACAAGACGCGAATATGATCGAACACGTTCGGCGAAACATTCTTCCCGAAAAGCATCCAGATCATTACGACATTCACAGCCAGCAGGCCGTCAAAACTTTTAACCTTCGCGATGTCGAGCCAACAAAACACGGGCTTGAGGCGGCAGGTAAAAAGGGAATGCGTATCGCGGCTAAAAACGTGAACTTCGGTATTCCGTACGGCCGCGGCCCTGAAGCGATTGCCCGTCAATGCCGCGAGGAAGGTGTAGACGTTACGCCCGAAGATTGTCAGGCGATGATCGAGGCGTATTTCGACTCGTATCCAAAAACAAAAGACTTCCTCGCTGAGTGTCGTACGCGGTCGCAAGACCCAGGCTGGATTGTGGGGCCGTATGGTCGGTTTCGACGATTTGTCAGCACGAATGACAGGGCCGTAAAAGGCGAACAAGAACGGCAAGCACAAAACTTTCCGATTCAAGGCGGTGTCGCAGATGCCGTGTCGATCGCCTTATTTAATTTTCTGCAGTACCGCGAGCAGCATCCAGATGTGCAGTATCAAATTACTTTGCAGATCCATGACGCTATCGTACTGACCGCGCCTTTTGAACATGCAGAGCGCGTGTACAAAGAAGTTGTGCCGAAGTGCATGGTTGATGACGTGCCGTTTTATCCCCGGCGGCTAGACGGCTCCCTGATCGAAGGCCAGGGCCCGTATCACTTCGGTGCCGACAGAGATGTCTTCGTCCACTGGGGTGAAAAGTTGACCCAGGCGGAAGCAGAGAAAATAGGCTTGAATTGGCTGTTTTCTGAGGGCTAGACAAGAGCGTTTTTTGTGCTAGACTGCGGCCAATTACTCAACACGGGCGAATTAGCCCTTAATTACAGAAAGGTCGATTATGCCACGCTATGCTGGCCAGAATCTTGCGTCGATTAATCCAGAGTTCCGCAAGGCACACAATCTGGATTCTGCGGGAAAACGCAGCACCCGCTATACGTACGGTAAGAACGTTCTAATTGCTGCTGGTAACAAAGTCATGGCCAACGGGCTATGTCTTCGTTTACTGCCGGTTAACGATGAAAACTCACGGGGTAACTTCGTAAGTTTTCGCGAAGGGCAGAATAACGAGGCGTTTGGCGACTGGGGTCGTTTAATGACCTGTGCCAATTGGGTTGGCAATCCGGGTGTTTGCTTTGTCATTCACGACGGCAACCCTGAAGTAAACATGTATCACAGCCCGTATCACGTGCTGCGAAACGTGGCTTACAACAGCAAAGAAGTGCCCGGCATTGGGCGTCTTTTCACTGAGTTGCTGTCGCCGCAGAAGCAACTGGATTCGCATATCGGCGCTCTTGCCAAGCCCGATAAGATCTTGTTTATCTCTGCAAGCACTGTTTACGTGAATGAGCACGGGCAGGTTGTTCTTGGTGCGTTTACAGATGACCAGGATCACGATGCTCGTATCATCGGCTTGAAGTTTAGTGCGGCCACGGCGCTGTATAACGCACTCAGCGTTATGGACGCGTCGGGTGAGTACGCCTCTGGCGATATGCTGTCGCTTGGTCCGGCGAAACTCATCACGATTCTGCCGGAGTCGTTTAAGGACGGGCAGCAGCCCAAGGTGATGGGTGTTGGTACGGCTGGGCCGGAAACGTTTTACTGTCCGAAGTATGCCCGCGGGCAGCAGGGGCAGTATATCGTCGGCTACCCCAAGTCTCGTAGCGACTTCACTCATTTTGCGTTCTTGCACGATTCGTATCAGAACCAGGCTATTTCACTTGAGAATCACGTAGATTCTTTGCTTGCTGACACGAAGTCTTGGGACGACAGGGTCTATGTTCCGTCCTATGAGGAACAGGCCTCGCTAATTGCCCCGGCGTTCCCGCGTGAGGCACTTGAGTACGCGTGGCGAGAGCATCCGGATTATCTTCGTACGCTTTCCAAGGGCACAACCACGTCGGCCCCAGCGGCTATGTCAGATGATGACGAGGAAGAAGCTGTTACGGCTGCGTTCTCCCAGCGGCCGGCGCCTGTGCAGCGTCCTGCTGCGAAGCCGGCACCGCAAGATCCCCCGGCGCCATGGGACGCTGCGGCAGGCGAACTCTCGCCCGAGGAAGAAGCCGGTGTTGTCGACATGTTCTCCATGCCGGCCGAACCAGCCCCTGCCCCTGTTAAGGCTCCGGCTGTTCCTGCTGGTGCTTTAACGTCGCCACCGCCGGCACCGGCTGCAAAGCCTGCTGCGGCGTCTAGCTCTGCTGACATTCTGGCTCGTGCGCGGGCCAAGGCTGCTGCGGCAAAGCGTTGATTTTAATCCCAGCACGTTGCATATGAATGTAACGTGCTGGGGTTTTCTATTTACACACTTATTTAACTCGTGGGGATACTATGGGACGACGTAGAAAAGACGCCGACACGGATACTATTGACGTTCACGCACGGAACGGCGAGCATCCGATTATTACTGAGATTTTGAAAGCCTCGGCGGAAGATAACGATCCGCTTATTGGTTTGCCGCTGCCGGCATTGTCTGCCAGATATCTTCTGCAGGCTAATATTTTTCCGCTGTCACGCTTCACCCAATTGCGTGGTGAGTTTAGTGCTGGCAAGTCAGCCATGCTTACCGAGATCATGCGATGGTTTCATATGTACGGCGGCGGGGCCATCATGATCGACACAGAGAACAAAGGTTCGCCGACCATGCTGTCGGGGATCTTTGGGCACAACCCGCAGTATATGAGTCGCACAAAGGTTGTCACCGCTGCTAGCGTGGAAGAATGGCAAAAGAAGTACATGGGCTTTTGCCAGGCGATTCACAAGCAGATTGACGACGCCAATTCGCCAGACCGGGCTGTGCCGATCTGTATTGGCATTGACTCGATCTCTGCGGTTGAGGTTGATCGCCGCGTGGAGAAGGTGGCTGACGAAGGGCATGCCGCGGCTGGCCATCCATACCTAGCCCGTAACCTGTCTGATTTCATGCGTACGGCTCTTGTGCCAACGCTGCGGCATTACCCGATTGCGCTGGTGGCCACGAATCATCTCAAGGAAGAGATTAATTCTTCTGGGTTTGGCCCGCCCAAAAAGTACGCTCCTGGCGGCGCGTCGCTGGATTACTACCCGACGTTAATTATCGATATGGCGAAGGCGTCGAGTAAGAACTTGGTCATCGGACGTGCCGAAGGCCAAATGGTGCGATTAATTGCCACGAAGAATAATCTCGGTGCTCCTGGCCGGCGCATTGTGGTTAATTTAATGTGGTACAACGACATTGTTGAGGGCACGGATGCAAACGGCAACAAGACTTACAAAAACCAGCAGTACCATTATTGGGATTGGCACACGGCTACTATCAGACTGTTACTCGACCTGCAGTCAAGCGATAAGAAGCCTCAACCAGGGACCGACCCAAAACTCGGTGGCCTTATCAAGCAGGTCTGTGATCTTGAGTACAAGCACGGCACCAAAAACGCCGAAGTGCCGCTCGTATATTCAACGGCTCTCGGGATCTCGAAGTCGGACGCGGTCTCCGAGGTGGAAGCCTCAATGATTCTTGAGTCGAGTCCGCAAGTTGTCGGTGTGCTTCACGGGCTGCTCGGCGTAAACGAGTATCCCGTATGCGACCCGGCACGGCGCTATCGTGACCAGATTATGGCAGAACTCAAGAAGAACGAATTGACCGACAATCCCGAACTTATGGCCGCGAGCAGTGTTATATCGGACATTATTCCTTCTGATTTTGACCCGCTTGGACAGGTGGACTAATATGACAGCAAAAAAAGTTTCTCGGGTGTCGATTTCTTTTACAGCAGAAGAAATTGATTTTCTGGCGTGGTTAGTGGCCGAGGTACTGGGGTCTGATTACTCGGCGGCAGTAAAGACATCTGTCGCCGATAAGGTGGCAAAGGCTGCAGAACTTATCACAGATATTAATTCTGCGGCGCAGGAACCAATTGTTGGCTTAAAAAGTTTTATGGACCTTGAGGCATTTCATAATGCAGTGACTAATTTAGAAGAAGAGTACCCAACCTCGTGGCCCGACGGTTGCGAAATAGAGGGGCTGCGGCTTGTATGTACCTGCCCGGCGTGCCCCGAACAGTACGACGTCTTCGATTCAGCGGAAAAGCAAGTCGGTTACTTACGCCTGCGACACGGCACCTTCAGAGCCGACTACCCGGGCTGTGGTGGTGAAACTGTGTATCAAGTTAGCACAAAAGGTGATGGTGTTTTTTCGGACGATGAGCGGCAGCAGGAATTAACAAACGCAGTTAAAGCATTAAAACAAAGGATTGAAAAAAATGCGGTTTCAGGAAGTACAGCAAAAAGTTCTAGCATGGGCAACTGACAGGCAGATCATCCCAAACAGTAATCCGACGGCGCAGTTAATGAAAACTGTGTCCGAACTGGGAGAGCTTGCTGACGCCACGCTAAAAGGCATCCCCGACGAAATCGAGGACGGCGTAGGTGACGTGTTAGTGACGCTCATCTTGTACTGTGCACTTTCCGGTATTGACCCCGTGCAGTGTCTTGAGGGTGCTTACAACACTATTAAAGACCGCAAGGGCACGCTGACTCCCGAAGGTATTTTTGTCAAAGAGGCGTAAGTTTACTTTACTTCCAGACGTAAATGTATACCGTCGGTATACGTTTAGCGTCTATTTCAAAGGACCAATCAATGCGAAAAGCATGTGGCGGACCTGTATACCCGCAAACAGCAGATGTAGAAATCGGGGGCGAGGGGCTTTCCCTGCGCGATTATTTTGCCGGCTTAGCAATGCAGGGCATTCTCGCAAATGGTCGTGCGGCGTTAGCGCCGCTAGCGGCTGAGGTTGCTTACGATTATGCAGATGCCATGATCGCGGAGCGGCGGCAGGCTCTGGCGGCAAAATAATGGACCGCGACGCGTTCTTTAACAACTTATTCAACGAAGAAGGCGACGCTATTGAAGCGATTCGTTTTCAAAGACAACTGTCATTTGAAGAGCGTACGGTTAAACGCGCCTTTGCCGAGTGCGGCATAAAAATTAAATCTTGGGGCATGCTTGTCAATCAGTGCAAAAACGAAACAGGCTTGCACAAGTTAAATTTTAACTGGTTCAACTCTAGCTACCGATTTCCGGCCCGCCTCTGTGGACGCCGAATTCCAAGACTGCATGAACTGACGATACAGGATTTGTTCAAACCAAAAAAGAACAGGCTTGTACACGCGGTTGTAAAAAATCTGGCAAAACAAGAAATAGATCCAGACGAAAAATTTGTATTCGTGTTTCCGGTAACACGAAAAATGTTTTGTGCACACAATCTGACGCCTGATCGCAGCGCTGGTATTGACACGATCAGCTGGCAGTTTAAAACAGACGATTGGCAACTCACTGTCGAACCCACGATTTCTTTTTTCGGCAATCTGGGGGCGGACTGGTTTAACGTTTAACGGGTTGTGCCGTGACCGTGCAATTACAGCATAAAAGCGTGTTCGCCCCTGTCACGGCGCTATTCTTCCAGGCTAATCAGCTTGATGAGTGCCGTGCGTTCCTTGTACGCCGTGCCGCCCACACGGAGTCTGTGCCCGTTGGCGACGAGTCCCAGTTGGTTTTAAAAGCCGACGGGCGTTTACGTGAAAACAACTATAGGTACAATCCTATTGGTTTTGACGCGCTTAGCAGGGCACTTAGCCCAGGTTTGACCGCACTGTTTAACGACCTGTCGGGCGAAGTGACAAGAAAGATAGTTGACACGGATAACCTCGCGGCGGATATTGCAGCCGCGGTCAGCATCTACAACACGACGCTACACGCACGGTTTGAACTGTTGCGAGAACGTACGTTGCTGGTAAACCATCAAGAAAAAGCAGTTGAGGGTTTCCTGGGGTTAGATCACAGGATGCTGCCCAACTCAGATTTCTTGGACATCGTCTGTGCTGCCATAAAAGAACAGCAAGACTCGGCACGGTTCTATCGGGCTGAAATAGTTGGCCGGGAACTACGGGTGTACTTCATCGACGACGAATCCAGGCGAAATGACCTGCACCCAGATAGTCAGCACACGTTCGCTGCCGGCTGGTATTTTTCAAATCGAGAAGACGTTGGCCAGGCAATCCGCGGCTCTGTGTGCCTATACACTAAATTCGGTGTGGCGATTGAGGCCGCGAGTTCAAAATCGAAAGTTGTTCACACTGGTGCAGATCTTACTGGGCGTACTACGGCATTAGCTGTTTACGTGTCTAAACGTAATATCGACATGGGCCTGGTTGGGGCGCAGGTTAAAAAACTGCTGAGCACAAATCTCGGCTATTCCGACAAGAAATCAGAACAGGATAGTGCTGTCAAAAATTGGTCAAGATATTTGACTCAATTAAAAGTGCGCGGCGATACAGCTACGGCTGTCTGTAAAAATGCTGCGACAGTAGGTGCTGACCTGACGCCGCGGGATCTGATAGAGGCGTACACGCGGGCAGCACTTACTTCTCGTACTGCGTATGACCTGGCCTGCTCGATGTTGCGTTATGCCAAAAATGAATACGGCGCGTACAAGGATATTTTGCAAACCGCCGCAATGCGTATGTTTTTACCGGAAAAGTCTCACAAGTAATCAATAAGGAGAGAAAATGTCTAGCAAGGAAACGGCTGTGGCGATCACGGGCGAGGTTGTTTACGCGGGCGAGTTGTCGCCCGACGTGGGCGCGCTAACGCCTAACCTGCAAAAAGTCGTCGCACAGATAGACCGGCTTTTTAGCGACGCACAAGTTATAAGTATTAAAGTGTTCTGGAACGTTGGCCGACTTATTTCAGAGGTGCAGGGCGACCCTGATCGTTACCTGACTTCAGAGCAACAGTCTGCACACGTAGACGGCGAAGCAATTATCATGTCAATTTTTGCTCCGGTTTACTCGGCCGAGCAGTTACGCAGTGCTGTAATGTTCTTTGACCGCTACCCGTCTGAAACTGAAATTAGTCGGCTGCTTAACTTGCGTTGCCCAGAGAAGCCCCGCTGGCGGCTTACGACGTCGCACGTACAGTTGCTCGCACAGATCCCTGATGACGGGCAGCGCTCTGCGATCGAGGAGAAGTGTGCCGAAGAGGCGTATACGGCCAAGACGCTGGCGAGCGAACTGCAGGAAATTCGTGGCAAGCGCCGCCCTGGTGCCGGCCGCACGCACGAGGCTCCGAAAGGCCTCAAGCAACAGGTGGCAGATTTGCTGTCAAATCAGCGACGTTTCATCTCTCGATCTGACCAACTTTGGTTAAACGAAGAAAGTGACAACATCTATGACGATATTGCAAACGCTTCGCCCACCAGGTTGGACGAAACAGTCAAGGGCTACCTTCGAGAGATTGAAAGCAATTTCAATAAGTTGTCTGACATCGTCGCCGATCATTTGGCTATGTGCCGTAAGATTCGCGAAGAGGTGTTGGCTAAATTAAATGACGACGAGAATGAGGAAGAAGAAGACGACAAAGATCACGGTCGAAAGTCTCGCTCACACATGACCCGATAGGAATAATATGTTTGCACTTCGCAATGTGCCGATTGTAATAGAACCAGGCGTGAGCACGCTTGAAGCCGAAATGGCTGTTGAAGACCTAAAGGCTGGCCGGCGACTAGTGCCGGTACACTTACACCGCGTCGACGCTGATGAGGTAAATGTTAAAGATTTACCGTTCATACCGACAACTAGGATTCCGCATATCTTTTCGTTATCAACGGACATCAAAAGTACGCTGACGTTGGTTGTGTATGATTCGTTGGGCCGTATCTCTGCGGTTCACACCCGGGAGGGCGGCAAACGTAACTGGACGCGTTACGACGTAGCCGAAGAACACGCAGGCAAATCCGTCACGCAGTTTTCTGTGCGGTTCGTCTTCGGGTCAGCGAAAGATAGGTTAAAGTTTCTTACCACGATGGAGAAGATAACTGAGCAGGCGGGGCGAGAAATAAAGCCCGATATGGACGAGGTTATGAGCGCGTTACGTATTTTATCCCGTATGCGTGTAGCCCCAGTGCTGTTGCCTGTAGCGACAGAGAAATGTACGATGAGCAAGATTAAACTCTAACTCATTGTTATCTATAGCAGAAGGATCTGCGTATGGCGGATGGAGCCGCTGACGTATGCGTGTGCGTGCTGTTCTACGGCACCGACGATTACTGTTATTCTCTGGCCCAGCGTGTGCTGAATAAGCCCATGCGGCAGCTCGCCGAACTAGGCGCCGAATTTCGTTTCGGGCTGAACGCCGTCGGCGAACAAACTAGAGAACTAGTCATGTCGGTCGCAGAAAAAACAGGGGCCGCAATAACAGAGTCGCCTGTCAATATCTACAAGTACCCGATCATGCGGCGCATGTTTTATGAAAAACCGCTGCACGCGTCGGCAACGATGTGGTTTGACGACAACTCCTTTATTTCCCCGGATGCCGACGCAGCACGATGGGTGCAGCGAGTGTTAAATCAGTTATCTGGCTGCACTATGCTGGGGTCTGTTTACACTCAAGGCCTTGTCGGCAAACAGCCTGAGTGGGTTAGAGGTCAACCGTGGTTCACCGGGAGAGAACCGGGCCCGTATGTCAAATACGCTGCGGGCGGTTGGTGGACTATTCAAACTGAGGCTCTGCACCAACTTGACTGGCCCACAAAAAATGTTAAACATCACGGCGGAGACGTCATGCTCGGTGAGGCATTAAAACAGCAAGATATGTTGCTGTGTCATTTTCGCGATGACGTTATGATTCAAGCAAACGCAAACGGGTTAGAGTCTGCACAAAAAAGGCGTGGCTTTGACGCAGCCCCTGTTGGATTTGATTATGCAACTTGACATTGCGCAACTAGACCTAAACAAGACTCGAGAGAACTGGCCATCCGGCGTGCCGTTCACGCCTGCGTATGTTAGAAAGTTTAAACACAACGAGTCTACGAACTGGCTGGCATTGGAAAGTCAACTGGTTCCAGGTCAGCCACCAGCGTGGGCAAAAACCGTGAACGACGAATACATGCGTATTCCGCTGTTCCCGTACACCCTCAACGCACAGGCAGATCTGGCGCTTGCATTTATGCTGCAGCTTGGATTATCTTGTGCCGGCTATTTGCCCGCCGCAGTTGAGCGGTTTTTCGTCGTCACCGGCACGCCGGTTGAGTTGCTGTACAACCCGGACACTGATGTGAACACGGGTATTCGTTATTTTGTCGGTTTTGCTGTCATTTTGAAGTAAAGGATTACCATGGTTAATTCAAAGATCGTTGATGCAGTGGCGACACCTGTTGTCGGTCCCCAGGTTACTACAGCCGCTGTGTCGGGCCACATCGGCAGCGCCAACGGCACGAGCGTGCCCCTGTCTCTGGACGCTGCGTCTTCTGCGGCAATGGCACAGATGATGCAACAGATGGCGGCAAGCCAGTCAGGCAAGACGCAGTACCGCAACGTCAACCCGGCCGACGTAATTTATGAGACAGGCGAGCGCATGAAAGCGGTATACGCCCAGTTTGAGGCGCTAGAAGAACTCGGCCGCCAGTTAAACGGCAAATCGACTGTAGAGTCGTTGCCGGCATCGCTGGTATTAGATGACATTAAGATTTCTTTCCGTACTCAAGATGATACCGGTCAACTGAGTGCTAAAAAGGTGGCTGTAATTAAGAATGTCTCGTGCGTCGGCGACATCGCACGGCTGCTGTCAACAGAAATTGGCATCATTATTCTGACGTTGCAGCAGGAAATTGCTGACATCACCACGATTACGCAAAAGGCTGACGAGCACTATGCGAAAATGCGGAAATCGTGGGAGGCAGCCAACCCTGACGCCGTCATCAAACCCGTCACCGAGGTCGACGCGGCACAGCAGGAAACGGAAGCTGTTAAATGAAGAGCACGTCGTTTAGCTACCAAAGAATACTGGCTAGACGCGACAAGATTTTTAGCACGGCTCTCGGCCCTTACCACGACGCAGTTTTGACCGGCAGCACACCGCGTGATGTTTGTAAAGACATCATGAGTGTGCTGCCGGCGAACGTATCGGAGGGCGCCGTGTTCGAATCTGTCCGCGTACTTGCCGGTACAAAATTGACGAAAAAACTATCGGGCGATCTCGCATGGCGTTTGGCTGGAAACGTAGATCGGCTCGTTGACGGTGTGCCAGTTTTTCCATGGACGCAGCAAATAGAAGATGAAAAAGTCCCCGTGTGCGTCGAAGATATGCGACCCATGCGTAAGAAAAAAATTCCTGGCTTTTTGTTCTATTGCCGTGCCCTTGCCGGGACGCCGTGCCCGACTTTGTTTACGCAATTTGTGTCATTGAGCAGTTGCCGTGGAATCGCACCGGTGCTTGGCTTTTCAAAACCTTGGGGCCCGTATCCGTACCGCACGCCGCTTCATTTTGTGAACCTGCTTTTTTACGCTCACGTTGAAGCAGAGCGCAGTAAGCATCAGCCCAGTTTTGTTAAAATAAGTGCGTCAAGCAGCATGTTAAAAGAAAATAGGGAAAAGATCGAAGTGCGGTGTCGGGCAAAACCGTGCCCGCAGCAGTTCGCGCATCCTTGTGCTTTTTGTTGGGTTGGTTATGATAACTGCGAAGCAGCCGTGCATCCGCTTACATATGTTGCACGTGAGTGCGTGACTTGTAATTCAAGCGGGTGGTTTAATCCTGGGGAAGCAAGTTTGACGTGCCAACAGTGCCGTCAAAAAATGTTTCAAGAAGAACTGGGCACAGCAACGTAGGGCTTATATGAGCACCATCGGATATCGTAAAAAGGGTGAAAACGGTCCGCTGTACAGCCCCGAACGCGATTACGCTTACATAACGCCAACGCTTATGCGGGCTGCGATCGAAAACTTGGATAACAAACAAAACCCAATAGTGTCGGCGTGGCGTGAAAAATTTAACGTTACAGACGACGAGGTAGTGCAAATTTCTGTCGCCCTCGCCGCAGCCCAGGAAGCGTTTGTAAACGCTGCTGATCCTGTAAACAGTTTTGAGCAGGCACTTCGGCGTTACAACTTCTATGATTTCAGGCCAGAGGTGCAGTGTTTATTGTTTGCCAGCGTGGGCGAGGTATTCTGTGCCGCGTGGTTCATGGCTGTGCGCGAGGTATCTGTTGTCGGAGAAGAGTCCCCGGCTGCCGAGGACATGGCTAGATTTTCTGCGGCTGTGCGGCAGTTTGCGGTACAACACAACCGTGCGCCCTACGAAGTTGACGCTACCGCTGAGCAATTGAGAATGTGGCAGAACGTGCTGCAATATCGCACGCAAGAATTAGCAGCACAACTGCAGGCAGCCAGGAAAGAACTTGTAGCAGCTAAGACGGAACTAGCAGAGGCTGAACAGCGTTCGATTGCTGCCCCGCCACAAGTATCACTGTGGCGGCGGTTATTAAATTTTTCAAAGAAAGGCAACGAATGCCCAAGTACAGGATGTACAAAGACCCAGCACAGTTCGGGTCGAAACTAGGAAAAAAACCAGCGGACGCTATCCGCTTTCTTGGGCTGGATCTTGGCAGTAACTGTGGTGTTGCTGTCTATGACTACGAACCCGGCAAGAAGATGTTGCAGGAAAAACTGCAACTTTTTCAATGGGACCTATCTACACAGGGTCTTGAGTCCGGTGCGGCACGCTTTGTACGGTTGCGTGCTTTTTTGAATGTTACGATGCCCGATGTCATCGGGTATGAAGACGTCAAATACTCGCCGCCGAAAGAGTTCTTTGTCAACAAAAAGTTTGGCATCCCGGCAGTACTGTCTCGTGTGGCCACGGCATCCGAAGTGCTAGGCGGCATGAAGGTGACGGTAGCGACATGGGCACAAGAAGCCGAATTGCTGGCGAACGGATTTGCAATTAGCACGATTAAAAAGTTTGCTACCGGCAGCGGCAAGGCCAACAAAGACGACATGATTGCCGCCGCGAATAAGGCGCTCGGCGCGGCGTTTGACGCTACGAAGTATAAGTCTACGGGTATAGACAATGTAGTTGACGCGGCTTTTGTTTTGTTGTTATTAATCCAGACAACATATTCAGGCATTACAAATACAAAAGCAAAATGAAGCGGCCAGATTCATTTAGCGAGGCATCGAATGTAGCGAATGGCGACGGCGTTCTGCGGCTCTCGTTCGCGGACGTTGTACGCCAGCGCGGTCGAGCTATGGCTTTGTTCACGCCTGCTTTACTTTTTACGCATGGCGGTTTTGACCGCGACCCCGTAGTAGAGTTCGATGCGCGGTTTCCGGCTGCCAGTCACGATATGCGGCCTGTGTATGTAGATTTAACATACGACAACCAATACTTTTTTGCAGGCATGAAAGTTCAGCCGCCGCCGGGACTTACCCGCAACGTCGATTGGAACCGCCGGCTATACGCCATTGACGAGTCGCGAGCAAAAGAGTGCTTTGGCTTTCTGAGTGGCATCGCGTATTCGGAGCCGACTAAAGATTTTTTCGGCAGCTCGTTTGCTTACGGCCTAGACATCGCAGATCCAACATCTAAAAAAAACGACCGACTACTGGTTACAGTGTTCGGCGCTATTACGAGTCGGTTTGTTGTTTTTCTGGAACCCAGGCCGACAGACGTGCCAATTGTTCGGCAGTATAAAACTGTAAACGGACAACTGCCGCCGATTCTCCGCGGGCAGGCTATATTTACTAGCTTTACGGGTGAAGACCCAATAAGTATGCGAGATAACTGATGAGCGAGCAGCAAAGCATTTCTTCGTGTCATGCCGTCATTCTTAATGCAGATGGCGACATCACAGTTGAATCATTTTCAAACGTGCAAGATTTGGCTGTGCGTTTAAAAGCCCTGATTGATCGTGACGTATCAGTGTTCCCGTTTGTCGGGCAGCGCTTGTTTATCTCTAAGCCGCCTATGCGTTATCTAATGACGCCTGACGGCAACGTACCATTATTCGACATAAACGCAGAGCAACTTGAGCCTGACGACACCGGGTACCTCGGCGTCGACCCGATTCATTTTGAAGGGCCGCCGCAAATAAAAATGCAGGCACCGCGGCAAGCCGACACTGCAGATGAGTTTTTTGACGACAAAACCGATGAAACGTTTGGCGTTTTTGATAGCGTGCTGCCTGATCCGGACAGTTAAATTTTTGCCAATATCGTGGCATATTTATTGCCCACCGTTTTTGCTGTCGGTAGGCTATTTCCGCCGGGTGCTTATCCGGGTAAGAAAGTCTGGTAAATGCGAGTTGTTGAGTTTGAGGGTTATGCCGTGCGGCGGCAACGTCAGGTAAAAGACGCACACGGAAATATTGCTATTTCTGTGACGTTCTATGATCCAGAAAAACCCGCTATCGTGGTGTCGCCGGCTACTTGGAAAAGTGGCATGACAAACAAATACTACGATGACCCAAATATACGGCGTCGCGATGTAGTGCGCCGTAACGACAACTTATTCGTCTGTCACTGATCTAACACTAGGAACATACATGTCACTCTCAGTTAAGCAACGTGAACTAGTTCAGAAGTTCGATGAAGAGGCCCTGTATTGGTTGGACGGTATAACCGGTGTTATTAACACCAGCGGAGTCGGCGGCTCTCTTGTGAATCTTCGACGGGGCCGAGAGCCCAACCGGCCTGTGATGGTCACGCTTGAGCCAACGCGTGCCGGCCGCTTGTGGCTGGGGCTTACGGTCAGCCGCCCCAGAAACGGGAAGTTTGTGTACGACACGGTGCTTGGTCGATGGGATCTCGCCGTCCCCATCCGTCGAGGCGGCCCGCTAAACGAAAACAAACCCCGACACAGGCGTGTGGCTGTGTGGGGTTTGCAGCTGCTTCGGGCAATGATAAACGCCAGCGAGCAGATCAAGGCGGGCGCGGACCCAGTAACCAGTCTGGTAGTGCCGCGTGTGTTTATTCCGTTTGCTGTCGGTAGTGAACGGGTTGATTCGGCAAAACTTGCCGCGCACCCCGACGCAGTTATCGACAGTCAGCGCGTGACCGGCAAAACGCTGGTCGATTCAATCGTTGCCCGCGATGCCGACGTATCGAGAGCGATTGACGACGATTCCGCACTGGAAGATTTTTCTCCGGTGCTCGGGCAGAAGGTGTTAAATCCGTTTCGAATGACGTCGGCTGTGCGAGACGAAAACGACAACCCGATTCCGATCAGCAAAATTCAATCTACTGCTGATGCGGATATCATGGCGGCGGCCCGCAGGTTTCTTGGTCGTGGGCTCTCTGGCGGAGCCACCGACATTGACGTTGTTACTGCCGCACAGAACGTAGGCGACGACATGACGTTGAGCCTGTTTTCCCGTGTCCAACTCGTGTCTACGGAGGCGTTGTCGAACCTTCCTGATCCGTATGCCGGAAGCGCGATCCCGCCTATTAACTGGCAGGTCACGAAAAAGGCGCCCGTGTTAATCTAATGCGATACTTCATCCGGCCAGAAGATAAACGTAGTAAACTTAACGGCGTATTGCCGTGGTTACTGGATATAGATCCAAATCCAAACGTTTTGCCAATCTTCCCGGATGACGCAAATCTCGGGCTAGTTGTCGCTCATCTAGTCTCTGGAGAGGTTTACGCGGAGGTGTTACCGCATTCTAAAAATTTCGTCGCTACGTGCGGCGACGGGTTTCCCATGGGCAGGCTGTATTTCCAAATCCCGCGGGATCGGTTATACAGTGTTTGCCCACGGCTAACGCCGGAAATTTTTGAGGGGTAGCGGTATGTATCGCACCCCTTTTTTTAGCTATTGGAGCTTCCATGCCGGATTACAGAGACCCGTCCGATGAAAAAATGAGCAACGGCCGGTCTTTGGCTGATTACATGCGCCCCGGGCCGCATGGTTTAAGAGGTATTGTTGTGGCTAAAGCTACGCCAGGCGGCATGCCGTCTAATTTTAATCCTCACGATCTTGACAATATTAAAGTCAACATGGTGAGCCCGGACGGCTCGAAAGCGCAATCTTTAGTGCTGGGCAATGTAAGTAAACAAGCCTCCGCACAAGCAATTGCCGCGGCACGGAGTCGTGTGCAAGGAAATGACATCGAATCTATTAGGGAGCGTGCAGCCGTGGCATTTGAAGAACTGGCAAAAATTTCTTCTTCTGTGCAGCGCGTGCCGACAAAAGCGGTAACTCCGCGGCCGGCGGCAGTCGAAACTACGGAAGAAGAATTAATGGACGAGTTGCAGCAGGAAGCGTCGCAGCCGTTAATTGTGGCACCGCCGGTTGATCAGGTGGACCGCAGTTACAGCCCGATGGCGGCGTTCGGATTGAAGAAGTCAGGTATAAAACCAGCACCTGCGGCTGTCGCCATGAGTGCTGGTCAAAGAGTTGGCGCACCGCAGCAACTTCTATATTTTGAAAAAGAAGGGCTCGGCACTGTGCCGGCTTTTTATCACGAAGTCATAATTAATGTGATAAGAGAAGATGTTGATATTCCAGAGTATAGCGGTTTTATAGTATTGATATACGACCTACGATTTGAGCAGAACGCAGCTAGGTGGTTTCCGCCCGCAAATGATCCTTATCAACGTCCGTGGGCTGTGCAGATTAAAAACGACCAGCGGCTTTACCTTGTCTATACGACCGGATTCCAGTACATTTATGACAATAGAGAGCACTGCGTTTTGCGGGTCGAGCGGGCTGTAATCGCGCCGACCGAGGAGATTTAACTGTGGAAAAACGAGGCGTAATTGAGCCGGGCCGCACTCCTGAAGAGCAGCCAATAGCGGCAGATAATAAACTGCACGAAAAATCGGCAGCTATAGCGGATCTAGACAATGACTTTCGTAAGCGGGCGGCTAACACGGCCTGCACGCATGTAGACGCTGCTGCCAAAAAATAAGGAATGTAGCCTTGTCACAAATGCTCGGCCCTTCGTCGCAAGCTGGTTTTGGAACATTGGGCCGCGGCGTAATGTCCGATGAGCGGTTTCCAGACCCGTTCTGCGACGTCGCCAGCCTGTCGATGCCGGAAAGTATTCAGACCGCATTGCGCTGGTGTGAGTACATCATGAACGCCAACGGACCGTACAGGCAGGCCGTTGACCGCGTCGTGTCCTACTTCATCACTGACATCGAAGTCAAAGATGCTGGCGAAAATACTGTCGGTCGCGAAGAGAAAGAAAAGTTTCGTGTCTTTCTTGACGACACGCTCAGCATTAAAAACGTGCTTCATACCGTCGCCATGGATTACATGACGTACGGCAACTCGTTTACAAGTTTGCTTATTCCGTTCCGGCGTTATTTGTCTTGCAATGGCTGCGGACTTGAAATGCCGCTGCGGAAAGTTCACGCAACCGCTAGTTGTAATTTTAAGTGGGAGAATTTTGAGTTTTACGCTTCGTGCCCTAACTGCAAGACGCACGGTAAGTGGCGCCATATTGACCGCCGGGCAGGCAATGATGACGGCATCAAAGTTAAACGATGGAGTCCGCACGAGATTGACATTCTTTGGGACCCGTACAGCACAGAGTGCACGTATGTCTGGAAGATCCCCGAAGACTATCGGAACATGATCAAGCAGGGCTACCTGCATTATTTAGACCACGCGAATTGGGAAGTCATTCAAGCCATTAAAGATGGTAAAAACTTAATGTTCGACAAGGACGTTATTTTCCATCTTAAAGAAGACGCGCTCGCTGGCATGCGTAATCGCGGCTGGGGCATCTCACGCATCCTGACCAATTTCCGTGAGGCGTGGTATTACCAGATTTTAAAGCGATACAACGAAGCCATTGCACTCGATTACGTAGTGCCGTTCCGGGTTATTACGCCGGCACCAAAGGGTGGCGACCCCACATCGGGCGACCCAGTGCACACAATCAATCTCTCGAGTTTTTCTGCTCGCGTACAGTCAATGCTGCGAGCGCGGCGAAGTGACCCGGCACGCTGGAACGTGCTGCCGTTCCCTGTGAATTACCAGGCCCTTGGCGGCGATGCCAGTCAGTTAGCCCCCAAAGATTTAATCGACCAAGGTCTCGAGACTCTCTTGAAGTGCATCGGCATGCCTGTGGAGTTATTTAACGGCACGCTGACGTTGCAGGCGGCACCGACAGCCTTGCGGTTATTCGAAGCGAACTGGGGGCATTTACCGCATAACCTTAATCTTTTTCTCAACAAATTAGCGGACTCTGTTTCGCGCACGTTGTCTTGGGACCCGGTGGTTGTCAGGTTGCAACGCGTCACGCACGCCGACGACCTTAATCGGCAGATGGCCAAACTGCAACTCATGCAGGGGGCGGCGATCAGCAAGACGACAGGCCTGGCAAGCGTTGGGCTGGATTACGAAGAAGAGACAAAGCGTATGCTGGATGAAGAACGTATCTACGCAGACGAGCAGCGACGCATGCAAGAAGAAATGCAACAGGCCGACCAGATGCAGGCTATGTCGCAGCCGGCCAGCATGCTCGCGGGCGTTGGCGATACTGGATCTGGTGCGACAGGTATGCCACAGGGCGGGGCACCTCCCGCAGGCGGTATGCCGCCGGGCGGCGCACCTGCACCGGCTGGTGGCGCACCGGCTATGCCCGGCACGCAGCCGAGTTCTGTGGATCAGTTTATTACGCAGCGTCAAAACTCGCCCAATGTGCCGCGGACGCCAGAAGAGTTGCAAGCACAGGCACAACTTATTGCTAATCAACTTCTGTCGATGCCCGAAGCACTCAAGGACTCCGAACTTATCAAGCTTAAACGGGCTGACAATATGATGCACTCGTTAGTGACGAGCATTATGGACGATATTCGTCAGCAGGCACGTACGCAGGGCGGCGCAATGGTTATGCAGCAGCAGTATGGGCAGGGCGGAGCGCCACCGCAGTAACAACATGCGTGTCGGAATTCACACCCACTACTCCCACTGCGACCAGGCGTACTTCTGTGTGCGTCTTGTAGATTTTTTACGGGCGAACGGCGTCGAGTTCAGCATCTATTCTGAAAATGGGCCGGGCAAGTTACGCATTCCGTACGACAGCGCAGTAACGCACAAAGGGTTAACGCGTTACACTGATTGGGCTAAAAAACAAACAGCCATAATCTGGACACACGTGCCAAAAATAGAGCAAATAAATTTTGCAAATAGGCACGACAAGCTGACGGTGCTGGTGCCCATGTGGCAGGAAATGATGCCGCCGCTTAAAAAAGCCATGCAGCGGGCTGATACCGTAGTCGCGATGTCAGCCGAATGCCGCGAACTGTTTAGTGACGTGTATAACGTTCGAGCAACGTCATACATTCCTTTTGACACCGGGCTGCCCGTCACAAAAAAAGATGCTCGTGTCAACGGGCGCCGGGTAAAGATTTTTTTACCTTGGTTTGACCGTAATGCTAGGTGTGCTCATAGCAACTTCTTATCTGATCTAGCGTATCTGTTTGAGCACATGCCTGACGCTGAATTAACCGTGGCAATTATGTCGAGCCGGTTTTCGCCAGCCATTGCCAAATTTTTTCAGGCTCTCGGCCAGCGTACAAATGGCCGTGTTAAATTAGTAAGAAACGTGCCATTCGCTAAAAGAGCCAGCCTGTACGGGGAGCACGATTTAACGCTGTTTCCGGCGGAATGTGACAACTATGGTTTTTGTGGTTTAACGTCAATTAGTTGTGGTACGCCAGTTTTGTCATTTGCGGTTTCTCCGCAACTAGATTACGTTTATCCAAACGAGAACGGCGTTTTGGTGCGCACGAAAACCGATTATGACGAAAACGGAGTGCCGCACGCCGTTCCCGACTACGACCCAATGACGGCAACATTACAAACATTAATCGCGGAACCGTGGCACATTGACAATATGAATAATCGAGTAAATTACAACCTGGCAACACGTCGCAAGTCGTTCGAGGCTGGCTGGAAAAAAATACTCGGTATTGCATAGTGGTGTGGCACATGGAGGTGCCGATGAAAAAATCAGATGTGTTGTGTACGCAACGCACGATAGACTTCGCTAAACAGTACTACGGCCAGAGAAAAACTCTTTCTGGGCAAGCATTAATTGACCACTGTATTTTGGTCGCCCGGCAAGCCGAGTTAATTGCGCAGAAGTTGTATCAAGACGTCCGGGTTGATTTTTTACCGGACAGCACAAAAGACAGCATTGCAGCTATTGTGCACGCGTCGCTGCTCCACGACGTAATTCAGGTCAGTGACTGTGCATTTGAAAATGTCGCGGAGACGACGACTGTGCAGATAGCGGCCATGGTCGCCGACATAAGCCGCGACTTCCGGCTCGTCGAAACAAAGCGTGACATGGAATTCCGGGGGCGTGTCAGTCAGAGCCCAGTGGGCGCTCAAATCATCGTGGCCGCTGATATTATTTGTACAGCCCGCGAAGCCGCCAAAGTATTAGAGGCGAATGGCATAACAGCCGTGCCCGCCGTCAAAAAAATCTTGACGCAACTAGACGGCGACCTACTTGCAATCTACGCCGCAAACAGGTATTACATGCTGCGTTTGTATGTGCACGCTGCACGTAACATGCTTAACGACATAAGCCAAAAAATTAAAGAATGCAAACACCAGGCTAAGACGGCCCGGCACGCGGCAAACAGCATGCAACGGTTAAAAGAAAAACTGGCGGCAAAGGCTAATGATAAGCCAACTACGGTAAAAAAGAAAAGGAGTGTGCGGTATGCAAAAAAGCGAACTGCTGACGACGATTCTCAATGATTACGCCACCGAAAATAACAGCTCAGATGCTGACCGTGCAGCGCTAACGCAATTTTGCGATTACGCGGCGCAGTGGTTAATTAAGCATAGTTGCTTGGGTCTCGGGCACGCCGCGCACGGCTTGAATCTCAGATTCGCCGACGGCTCTGAGCTTATTCTTTTTTCAACAGCGCCTGACACTACGACGGCGGCTACTGATGTGCAAATTGGCGGTACAAGCACAAAACTTGCTGTGAATACGCCACAGGTTTTAAACACAAGTTTTCAGATTACCGGACGTTAATTGTTGTCATAAAGGACGTACTGTGTTTGTCTGTTTAGAAGGCATCGACGGCGCTGGCAAAAGCACACAAGCCAGAATGCTGGTGCAAAAATTAAATGATCTTGGCACGACGGCCGAACTTGTAGCAGATCCCGGCACGACACGCATCGGCACGGCTATCCGGCAGATTCTTTTGCACAATGACGCCCCGATATCTAACGCGGCGCAGATGCTTCTTTTTTCTGCCGCACGCACTGAACTCGCCGAACACATCAAACAGCGGTTATCTGAAAACGTTGTAGTGATTTGTGACCGGTGGCTGTTGTCGACGCTCGTGTATCAGGGCGAAATAAATCAGATTGACCATGATTTTATTTTGTCTGTGTTTCGGCAGACATCTAATCTTTCTCCTGATCTTTGCGTTGTTTTAGATTTGCCACCAGAGGAGTCGGCAAAAAGAACGGGCCAGGGTCGCGACCGTTACGAGCGTGTTGATCACAAAACGCGCAGCAGAATGCGGGACGCCTATTTGCGTTTCTCAGGCTTTAGCCGCAAACAAGTCGCCGTGCCCGAGATCGCCAAGCACGGCCTGCATATTGTTAACGCTACGCTCCCGAGCGAGCGAATTCATAACAGTATTTTTAACGCGTATACCCGTGCCGCCGAGCGTCGCGGGAAAGATGGATCGATTACCACTGTAGAAAGGATCTACGATGACGACGGTTGCTGCAACACCGACGCGGCTTGAGGCAGACAGGTCAAAGGCTTTAACGCGTGCGAGGCGCAAGGCAGAAACGGCGCATCAACAGTTAAATGAAAAAACACAGATGCCGGGGTTTATCGATGAGTTAACCCAGCTTTGCGGCAATCTATTGCGGCTTGCACAGAAATATGTGCCGCACGGCCCCGCCGCCTTTGCAGACGCGGCTGAAATAGTTCGCTGCGCTAGTACGTTAAAACTAATGGGTTTGACTGTAAATGTTAATGAGCGTTTTTCTGCCGCCGTAAATTCCGACAGCGAAATGCTTACGCCGCCTAATGATCATCGGCAGTTGCGGAACAAGGCTATCGCCGGTTTTGCTACAATTGCAGATCTGACGGATAAACCAGCGGCAGTAGGTTCACAGGAATTTCAGCGCGGCGTACGTGAGGGCTATCGTAGGGCCAGCGACATCGCAATATCATTTCTCGAAGACATTTGAGGGTGAGCAATTATGACGCAGCACATTCTAAATCAGCTGAATGACGAGAATCCAGACGCGGTATTGTTTGACAATATGCACGGGGCCCTCATTGGTTTTGGGGCCGCGGGGTATTTAAGTCCAGTGGCTATTTACAGCAAAAAACTTATGCTGGCTCAATTAATGCGTGACGGCTTATCGGCCGATGACGCGGAAGAGTATTTTTTGAGCAAATTTGTTGGGCTCTGGGCGGCAGACAATACGCCAGTAATTTTAGACGATACGCAGGGGGAGTAACCGCGGTGGCCACAGTTGTTATAAACCAGCCTGATCACATAGAATTTAAGAATCTAGCGTCCAAGACGCCCGCAGATGAGGTACCAACTTTTGCGGCCCAGGCCGGTACGTGGCAAATCGGAAATAACGAAGAAACAGGTATAGTTCTGGATGTATTTGGAAAAGACCCCCCGCTGCTCCTCCCGCCCGACGCACGAAAGTTAGCAAAATGGCTACTTCGTGTCGCTGACGATTTGGAGGGCGTTAAAACCGAAAAGAAGAAAAAGTCCCGGCGCCACTGGGAAGAGAATGAAGACGAAAATGACTACTAGTGGGAGCCGGTTAAATGACAGAAAAAAAGATTTCGGAACTGCCCGAAAAGCTGACGCCGATTTTAAATGACATTATTCCGCTTGTAGACACTCAAGACGCGGGTGGACTGGCGACAAAACGCACAACGTTATCGGCTATTGTTGCGTTAACTGGCGGTATTCCGTCTAGCGATAAGGGCGTGCCTAACGGCGTGGCGACGCTTAATAGTTCCGGCAAAGTCCCTACGGCGCAATTACCTGATATCGGTTTAGGTTCCACGGGGCCGTCTGGCCTTCAAGGGCTTCTAGGCTTACAAGGTATCACTGGCGTCACAGGAGCTACAGGCCCTGCCGGCGTTACTGGTGCTACAGGGTTTACCGGGCTAACCGGTCCGTCAGGTGCTAGCATTACCGGCCCAGTTGGCATTACTGGCACTACAGGGGCTACCGGGCCTGCCGGAGCGACAGGGGTTACTGGTGCTACAGGACTAACGGGTCCGTCAGGTGCTAGCGTAACAGGCCCGAGCGGCGCTACAGGTCCTGCTGGGGTCACAGGTGTTACTGGCGTAAGCGGCGTCAACGGTCCCACGGGTATCGGCGTAAGTGGCGTTACTGGTGTCACAGGTGCTACGGGCCCAGCTGGCGTTACGGGTGTCACAGGCCCAGTTGGCGCGACAGGCGTGACAGGCTTAAGTGCCGCAGACTCTATGTTTGAGTTTAACGTGACATTTTCCGGTGCGTCACCCGGCACTATTACAGGCCTACCAGCCGGGTGGTCATCAGCGATCTCTTCGAATGACGTGACGATTACGCACACTGTCGGCAAAGAAGTTAAAGACGTTACTTATTGGGGTTACACCGCCGGTACAGACTTGTGGCACGCACGGTATCCGACATCCACAAGCGAACTAACAATGACAGGAGCAACAAAAACGACAGCATTTAAAATTCGTATTTCGAATTCTGTCGTGTCATGCGATACGAACGGCACAGCGCGTATTGTTTGTTTCTTCTAACAGCAAAGCCTGAGCCATGACATTTGTTCCTCCAAAGGTATTAAGTGTAACCCTAAGCAACGTCAACGAACTTGCTTGGTGGCCTGCTGGTACGCAGTGGGGTGCGTTTGCGTATAGATGGACCGCAACGCTTGTCGTAACCGCGCAGCCGCACGGATACCCTGATTCGCCCACGCCGTTTTTCTATGACGGCAATGACGTTAAAGTAGGCGACTACGTCGTTACTGGCGGGCAGGGTCGGATACTAAAAGTTGTCGGTATTTCTTCGGCTACAGATACGGCTGTAGTATGCACGCTTGAAGACGAAAACAGACAAAATACTTTTTCAAACGACCTTCAAGATGGCGATGGTTTAATTCCGTCGTCTGAAGGCATTTTATTTGAGACAAAAAACGGGTGGCCGATTTTACACCCGCTGCCAAACGCGTTGGCAGGCACGCTGCCGCCTTATTTTTCGGCGGACATCATCGCGCGGTTCATGTACACGCGCGTAGACAACGCTAGTGCATCCGGTGTAATCGGATCTACAGGTGTAACCGGCGTAACTGGCGCTACAGGCATTACAGGTGCTACCGGCCCGCATGGCGTAACGGGCATTACAGGTGCAACAGGCGTTACAGGTTCTACTGGACCGCAGGGAGTAACCGGTGTAACGGGTATTACAGGGGCTACTGGTGCTACAGGCGCAACAGGTGTAACGGGCTCCGCGGGAGTAACCGGTGTCACAGGTGCGACGGGCCCAGAAGGCAGTACCGGCGTAACTGGTTTAACCGGCGTAACTGGGTTGCATGGCACTACCGGGGCCACTGGGCCGCAGGGCGTTACAGGCGTAACAGGACCTAAAGGCGATAACGGCAATTCAATAACTATTAAAGGTACCGTTGTTGTTTGGCCACCAGACAGTGGTACTCCCGCAGTTGGGGATTTGTGGCTGGCCGTATCGCCCTTACCGGTTGGCGTTCCGGCCGGCACGACCGCCGGTGATGGCATTATGTGGGGCGGTACAGAGTGGTTAAATATTGGGCCTATACGCGGCGCCGCAGGCGAAACAGGTGTAACGGGTCTTGCGGGTGCAACAGGTGTTACAGGTTTAACTGGTGCGACAGGTGCCGCAGGCGTTGCAGGTGCTACCGGGCCGCAAGGTACTACCGGCGTAACAGGCGTTACAGGTGTAACGGGTGTCACTGGTGTAACTGGTTTTACGGGCGCAACCGGCGTAACAGGTGTAACGGGTATTACAGGTGAAACGGGCGCAACCGGATCAGTCGGGGCTACAGGCTTCACAGGCGTTACAGGCGCCACAGGTGAAACAGGCGCCACAGGTGAAACAGGTGTAACGGGTATCACAGGGGCTACTGGCGCCACAGGTGCCACAGGTGTAACGGGTATCACAGGGGCTACTGGTGCCACAGGTGAAACAGGTGCCACAGGTGTAACGGGTATCACAGGGGCTACTGGTGCCACAGGTGTAACGGGTATTACAGGGCCGGTCGGCATTACAGGTACCACAGGCGTTACCGGGCCGGTCGGCGCAACAGGTGTTAGCGGCCCTACTGGGGCGGCGACGCGAATACTCGGCTATTTAGTTGAGTGGCCGCCTAGCTGGTTACCAAATTTTGGTGATACATGGGTGGCTGTTACCCCGATACCGGAAACTGTTCCTGTTGAATTAAACTTATTTCCTGGTGACGGCGTTGTCTGGACTGACGCCGGCCTTGCGGGCGAGTGGGTAAATATTGGTCAAATTCGCGGACCTCAAGGCTTGCAAGGCGTGACTGGAGCCACAGGCCCGGAAGGTCCGTCAGGTCCCCGTGGCGTGCAAGGCACTCGCGGCGCGACCGGTGTTGACGGGACTACAGGTGTTACGGGAGTTACTGGCGTTACTGGTCCGTCTGGCGTCACGGGCGTCACCGGAGTTACAGGTGTCACAGGTGCAACAGGTCCAGCCGGTGACGCGGCATCAAATTATGTACTAAGCGTTAACGATCAAACAGGTGCCGTACTTTTACGTGCAGAAGACATTACGCTCGATAACGCTATTAACGTTATGGCGGTAACACAGGGCGCCTATTCTGACGGCAATACAATTAGCAGCGGCACTACGCTGGCAACAATTATCAAAAATATGCTGCAGGTCGTAGTGCCGGCCGTTTATACGCAGCCAACACTAACCATCACAACTTCCAGCACGCTTACGTACGAGTACGGTTCAAGCGTGGCTGTAACCACAAATTTAAACTGGGCTAAGAACGACGCGGGCGACGCGGCAGCGTTTAGATACAAAAAAGATGGCGCGGTGGTGCAGACAATCAGCGGCACAACGCCAACCGCTTTCTCGCAAAGTTTTACGCTTAATGTCGCTACAACATTTACAGGCGAAGCTGATTATGGCGTTGGCCTACAAAAATATGACAACATGGGTGCGGCATCTGGCACGCCTATTTCTGCCGGAACGAAGACTACGACCAACAGCGTAGTTTTTACTCCGCGGCATAAACGGTATTGGGGGCTATCGGCGAGCACTAGTATTACAGACGCAGAACTTATTGCTTTAAATTCTGAATTGGCGACCTCGCGGGTGCAGACGCGCAACGACTTTAACCCCGTCAACCAGTACATTTACATAGCGTATCCGGCCGTGTTTGGCCTGGCAATAATCAAATTCAACGGATATATTGCGACCAGTTCGTGGCCACTGACAACCCGCAATTTTACAAACGCAAACGGCTATACGGCGTCATACTATATTTACCGAACTCAATACACGCAAAATTCGCCTGATATTGACATAGAGGTGTTGTAATGGGGACAATTTCTGGCGGCATCAATTTGGGTGCGCCCATTTTGCCTGCTACCGAAGAGGATATTTTTCCCACGCATGATGCGCAATACGGTAAAGGTGGTTATCGGGCCGTACCCAGTGTTGCCGCCCGTGATGCCATTCCGGTTGCACGGCTTGCGGTTGGGTCAATTGTTAAAACTATGGATACGGGCACGAACTGGATCGTCACGGCAATTTTAAATATAGCTGGACAAGATACGCCCCAGTGGGAAGCCGAACAAACAGACGGCGGCACGTTCTAATTTGCTATACTGCTAGTAGTGTGTAACCCCAACAAAAAGGTATTTCAATGTCTAACGTATTACGTATTAAGCGTCGCGCGTCAAACCAGTCAGCAGCGGCCCCTGGCAACAACGTTTTACGTAATGCTGAACTTGCCTTTAACGAGGCGTCTAACACGCTGTACTACGGCCGCGGCGGCGACGCTACTGGGACTAACGCTAACGCAATACCGTTAGCCATCACGGGCGACGGCGCCGTATGGACGGGCACGGCCACCTTCGGTGCAGTAAATACGACTGGTAAGTTATCAGTTGGCGACGAGGCGTACGCCTACACGAACACATATCCGCCTGCCACTACGGGCGCACAAGGTGGAAAACTGTTGTCGACTACAGAGTATGTCGATGACGCTGTTGCACGTAGTGCCGGTGCGGGTATGTCGTTGCACCCTGTGGCCGCAGACTGTGCGACGACAGTGCCGCTTATCGCGGGCAGTCCGTATGACAACCTGCAAGGTTTCTCAAACGTAAAAGTGGCGGTACCGCAACCAGGGTCTATGGCTGACGGGCTAGCGCTGTACGAATTACGCGGCCTGCCGACAATCCCAAATCAATCGGTAACGTTGGTGGCAGGCGATCGCGTACTGATCATGGGGCACTTAGATCCCCTGAAAAAAGGTATTTGGAAAATACCTGCCGGCGCGACAGCAACAACCGGCGATTGGACGCGTGAGACAGGCGAGACAGAAGCTTCAAACTTTGCGGTCGGCGCACGTGTTTTCGTCACAAACGGTACTTACGCTAATTACACTTTTGAAGTAGCGCAGAGCCCCGTGGAGCCGACGGCCACTGTACCTTTTGGTTTTACGAATCTTAATTTCAATGCAAACAAAACAACCGCCCCGAGTAGTGTGCCTGCCGGCGGTGCAGTTTTGTTTAAGCGTATTGCGCGTGCAAAAAGCGATTACTATCAAATTATTAACGGTAAAGTTGTTGTAGACGGCGTAACGCTCAATCAAAATGATCATTTCATCTGGACGCCAAAAAACAATAATCCGGGCGGGCACAATCTGACCGCATATGGTTACGTCGGCGCAGGCAGCGGGGACGAAGGCGGCGAATACGACAATGCTCGCGCGGGTATTTATCGCGTCAATTACTCTAGGTCGACCGGCGGTGACCCGTACAACGTGATAGTGCGTGCACGTGATTTAAACACAAGCGAAGAACTGCAGTTAGCACACAACACCAAAGTGCTGGTTCGCGAGGGCGCGGTAAACAAGAACACCATATTCACAATTACGACGGGTCCGTCTTTTGTGATGGATTCAAATGTTGCGACGTTTGACAACGCCACCGCGTTTAATGCCACGACTGGTTCGTTTGCCGGTGTTCCGATTATTGACGGCTACCAAACTGTCGAAGAGCAGCGCGATGGTAGCAACAACATTACACGTCTTGGCAGCGTTATTCTCGTAAAAAATGAAGTGGAGCCGAAAACAAACGGGCTCTACTACATTCCAAAACCAACGGCGCCTGAGACCGCCGCAAATGTTACCTGGATTCGTCACTCTACGGCTGATGCAACCGGTGAACTTGTTTACGGTACTTATATTCGCGTAAAGTTCGGCAACGTAAATAAAAATAGCGGGTTTGTTCAGGTCACAAACATTGACCCGCTAGTAATTGATTCAGCAAGCGGTGACGCGCTTGTTTTTGAGTCTCCGCAGGCCTTGCTTGACTTCCGTGCCGGTCTCGGTCTCGGCCGTAACGACCGTACTTTTTATGTGAAGACAGCCGGCTCGGATCGTATCGTTGTCAATGAGACTGGTGTCGATCTAGCACAAATGCCTAACGGTGGCGTTTTCAACGACATCACTGTCGCAACAGATCCCGCGAATATCAGCACGGCCTACATACTGGTGCACGCTGATAAGTACGGTCGCGTAACTGCCGAGAGCAAAGACACTATTACTGCTACTGACCTGCGCAATGCAGTAGTAGGAGACGGCATTACCGGCGACACCACCGGTACCGTCAATCTTGTGTTCTCTGAAAGCCCGGCGTTGACTGGCACGCCCACAGCGCCGACCCAGTCGGCAAATAACAATAGCACAGCAATTGCGACCACCGCTTATGTCGATGCGGCGGCATCCGCTGCCACAGTCACTGCGGGCAATGGTTTAACGCAAACTACTCCGGGCACAATTGACGTTGCTTCTACCGGCAACGGCTCGTTAACGGTAAGTGCAAACTCTATAAACCTTACTGGCAGCGTCATTGCGACCGTCGGCACGTACAGAAGCGTAACTGTGGACACCTACGGTCGCGTCACTGCCGGCACAAACCCGACAACTCTTTCTGGCTATGGCATTACAGATGCGTTATCGAACAGTGCTACGTCGACGCAAAGCGGTTACTTCGGCGACATTTACCTTTATGACGACAGTTCGCCGTCGCATTACCTGCAGGTTACAAATTCGGCTAATTTAACAGCCGCCCGTACGTTCAGCATTAATGTCAATGATGGTAGTCGCACGTTGTCGCTCAGCGGCAATCTCACCGCCTCGGCTGACGCCACGGTTTCGGGAACAAATACCGGCGATCAAACTATTACGCTGACTGGCGACGTAACGGGTAGTGGCACAGGTAGTTTTGTAACCACGCTTTCTGCCTCTGGTGCCACAGCCGGCACCTACCGCTCTGTAACGGTAGACGCTAAGGGTCGTGTCACCGCTGGCACAAACCCGACAACACTTTCGGGTTACGGCATTACGGACGCTTACACGTCTGCCCAGGTCGACTCGCTCGTACAGGGTCTAGACGTCAAGGCGTCTGTCAAAGCGGCGTCTACCGGTAATCTGACGTTGTCAGGCGCACAAACTGTCGACGGCGTTTCTCTCGTTGCCGGCGACCGTGTGCTTGTTAAAGACCAGACAACAACAAACCAGAACGGTATTTATTCGGTAGCGGCTGGCGCGTGGACACGGGCTACTGATTTTGATGCTTGGACAGAAATTCCGGGTGCGTTCTTCTTCGTCGAGCAAGGTACAGTAAACGGCGACAATGGCTGGGTATGCACGGCCGACGCAAACGGCACACTAGGTTCTACCGCCGTTACATTTTCGCAGTTCAGCGGTGCTGGGCAAATTACGGCCGGTACGGGGCTTTCAAAGTCTGGCAACACTCTTAACATTTCCAACACGACGGTCACCGGTGCAGCATACGGTTCTGCGTCGCAGGTTGCTACGTTCACCGTCAACTCGCAGGGGCAGTTAACAGCCGCTGCTAACGTCGCGATCGCTATTGCGTCTGGTGCTGTATCCGGTTTAGCGGCCTCGGCCACTACTGACACCACGAATGCTAGTAACATTTCTAGTGGCACGCTTAACGCACTTCGGCTCCCAGCGTTTAGTGGCGACGCCACCAGCACTGCTGGTTCGTCTGCCCTGACGTTGGCCAACAGTGGTGTCACGGCCGCGGCTTATGGTAGTGCTTCTAGCGTTGCTACTTTTACGGTCGACGTTAAGGGTCGTTTAACGGCTGCTGCCACAACAGCGATCGCTATCTCCGCTGGCGCTGTATCGGGGCTTGCTGCATCGGCTACCACTGATACAACCAACGCCTCTAATATCTCCAGTGGTACGCTCAACGCACTTCGACTCCCGGCTTTCTCTGGGGACGCTACCAGCACTGCTGGTTCATCTGCCTTAACTTTAGCTACAGTTGCCTCTGCCGGCACTTACAAGTCGGTAACTATAGACGTTAAAGGCCGAGTCACGAGCGGTACGAATCCGTCGACACTTGCTGGCTATGGCATTACGGACGCACAACCGCTGGACGGTGACCTGACGGCTATTGCTGGTTTAACCGGAACGAGCGGCTTTCTTAAAAAGACAGCTGCGGATACGTGGACACTCGATACCGCCGGCTATTTAACTGCAAATCAAAATATTACGCTGACTGGCGATGCTACCGGTTCCGGAACAACAAGTATTACCGTCACGCTTGCTAACAGTGGCGTCACGGGCGGCACCTACCGCTCTGTAACGGTAGACGCTAAGGGTCGCGTTACCGCTGGCACAAACCCGACAACGCTTTCGGGTTATGGTATTACGGACGCGTTGTCTAACAGCACCACTTCGGTTCAAAACGGTTACTTCGGCGACATTTACCTTTATGACGACAGTTCGCCGTCGCATTACCTGCAGGTTACAAATTCGGCAAACCTAACGGCTGCTCGGTCGTTAAGCGTAAACGTCAACGACGCTAACCGCACAATATCGCTCAGCGGCGATTTTACTGTTTCTTCAACTGCTTCTGTGGCGGGAACAAATACCGGCGACCAGACTATTACACTGACTGGTGACGTAACAGGTAGCGGTACGGGTAGCTTTGCAGCCACGCTTTCTAATTCTGGTGCCACAGCCGGTACTTATCGATCTGTAACGGTAGACGCTAAGGGTCGTGTCACCGCCGGTACAAACCCGACAACGCTTTCGGGTTACGGTATTACGGATGCTTACACGGCTGCTCAAGTTGACGCGCTCGTACAGGGTCTGGATGTAAAAGCGTCTGTGAAGGCATCAACGACTGCTAACATCGCGTCGTTGTCAGGCGCACAAACTGTCGACGGCGTTTCTCTCGTTGCCGGCGACCGTGTGCTTGTTAAAGACCAGACAACAACAAATCAAAACGGTATTTACGTCGTAGCAGCCGGTGCGTGGACACGCGCCACCGACTTTGACGTATGGACAGAAGTTCCAGGCGCGTTTACGTTTGTCGAGCAGGGAACAACAAATGCTGACAGCGGTTGGGTATGCACTGCTGACGCAGGCGGTACAGTAGGGTCTAATGCTATTACGTTCTCGCAGTTTAGCGGTGCTGGGCAAATTACGGCCGGTACGGGGCTTTCAAAGTCTGGTAATACGCTCAGCATCGCCAACACGACGGTCACCGGTGCAGCATACGGTTCTGCGTCGCAGGTTGCTACGTTCACCGTCAACTCGCAGGGGCAGTTAACCGCCGCTGCTTCGACTACGATCGCCATCGCCTCTAGCGCTGTATCCGGTTTAGCCGCCTCGGCCACGACCGACACCACGAATGCCTCTAATATCTCCAGTGGCACGCTTAACGCACTTCGGCTCCCAGCGTTTAGTGGCGACGCCACCAGCACTGCTGGTTCGTCTGCCCTGACGTTGGCCAACAGTGGTGTTACGGCCGCATCTTATGGTAGTGCTTCCAGCGTTGCTACTTTTACGGTCGACGTTAAGGGTCGTTTAACGGCTGCGTCCACAACAGCGATCGCTATTGGGGTAGCTGCGGTGTCTGGTGCCGCCGCCGTAGCGTCAAACAACGCGTTTACCGGCGCGAACACCTTCTACAACGCGACTGGGCAAACATTTGGCACCGCGACGGCTGCACAGGACGGCGTAATCATTGCCGGACGAGCCGGCGGCTCGGGAACGCTTCGCGTAACCATGCAGCCGACGACGTTAACGACGGCGAGAACATTAACGCTGCCTGACGAGACCGGCACTGTCCTTACAACAGCGTCTACTACCAATTTTTGCACGGCTTTTGCTAACGCCGATTGCACTATTGACGGCGGAACTTTCTAAGTTTTAGACCTTAAAAATAGCCCTTGATGCTTTTGCTTATTCCGGTTAATATTCGGAAAAGCGGAGGTAAAAGAGCTGTATGTCTAACACGATTCTTATCAAGAAAAGCAGTACCGCTGCTGCTCAGCCTACCGCCGGGCAACTCTCTGCGGGCGAACTGGCTATCAATACAGCCGACGGCAGGTTGTTCGCCAAGAACTCTGCCGGGACTGTCGTTAATCTTCCCGTTACCAGCATCAGCGGGCAGGCTATTACGCCGGCGTCTGTCGGGGCTACCGGTAATGTCGCAGGTTCTACACTCACGTCGAGCGTGGCCGTGGGTACCGCGCCGCTTGCGGTTACCTCTACCACTGTCTGCACGAACTTAAATGCTGATACCGTAGACGGCCAGCACGCGAGTGCCTTTGCCGCAGCGCAGTCATTTACCGCCATCAATGCGAACACAGTTACATTGACTGCTGCCCGTGACGCGTTTTATAGATACACTGTTATTTCGCCTGTCACAATAACGCTACCGACGGCAAGTCTATTAAATGGCGATATTGTGTGCATTTTAGTTGGAACGTATGCTTCCGGTTCTTTGACGGTATCCGGCGCCCAAACCGGGACAGACGTTCTTTCAGCGGCCGGGCAAAAAGTTACGTATCAGTACGTTTCCGGCCTTGGTGGCGGCTGGTATAAGTTACCGGTCGACGTGCACACACATTCTGCCGCCGACATCACAACAGGTACTGTCGCGAACGAGAGACTACCTACCGGCAACAGGCTTTCTGGGTATTGTGCTGGAATCTTTTTTGGATAAACAATGGCTGCACCAAATCTACAGGCTCCGACAACAGTCACTGGCAAGACGACGTACGTGTCCTTGTCTTCAACGAGCGAAACGACGCTGCTGTCAAACGCTGCGTCTAGCAATAAAGCACTACGTATTGCTAACATAACCGTAGCGAACACTTCTGCTACCACCAGCGCGTCTATTGCCGCAAAAATCTATACGGCCGCGAGCGCTGGTACGGGTTACGCCCTTGCCGCTACGGTAACTGTACCCGTAGGCGCTGTTGTTATTTTAGTTGGCAAAGAAAATCCGGTGTGGCTGGAAGAAAACAAGCGCATCACAGTTACAGCTGGCACAGCAAGTATTCTTGACGTTGTTTGCTCGTATGAAGAGGTTGCCTAATGCCCCGCCCGTCAGGTGGTTACGCGGCTGGTTTCGTAACGCCCGTACCAAGTGCTAATGCGGCTGCGGGGATATGGACGCCTCGCGATGTATACGCCAATCGGGCCGCCGGTACGTGGCCGGTCGAAGGCACGGCTACGCCAGCGTTCTCGACTGTTGGCTATACGCGCTTGTGGGGCTTAACGACAAAGTCTTCTGGGCTAGTCACGGGCACGGCTGCAACTGACACCGGGCGCTATAACGTGAAATGGTGGGACAACACTATTTCAAACTATCTTTCAGGTGACACGTTCAGCAAAGCCGCCGCGGGTGGCTATCGCGCGTTTGAGATTTACCCGGTGCGGCTGGCGATTACCGATTCGTCTAGCAGTGCGGCGTTGGCATACAAACACGGCGACGTCGCTATCAGCACCGCACAAAGCAAGCATGGCGGGGCGAGCGCTTATTTTGACGGCAACGGCGACTATCTCAGGACATCTATTGCGTTTAACTACTCGTCAAACTTCACGATAGAATTTTGGTTTCGGCGTTCCGGCGATGGCGGTAACAGTTTTCCTACCTTTTACGAAGCCGGCGATATCCAGAGCGGGCAGGGCGGCCTGCATATGTATTATTTAAGCGGTCAGATGCAGGTTAGCAACGGAATCTCCTCGGGCATCGCTGGCGGATCAGTTCCGGCGTTAAACACATGGGTTCATATTGCCTTAGTGCGGAACAGTGGCACGAACACGCTGTACATTGACGGCACCAGCGTTGGAACGAGCACGCAAGACTACTCGGCGACCGTAACGAATAACATTATCTCAATCGGAGGCGCCCCGAACTACGATGCTTATATCGAAGGTTTCATTGACGATTTCCGGCAGACGCAGGCTGCTGTGTACACAGCCAACTTTACGCCGCCTACGGCACCCCTCACCGCAATCGCCAACACGGCACTCCTGTACAACTTCAATACAGACTTCGTATTTACACCAATCGGTCAGTTTGACGGCTTCGACGTGTCGTCTAACAACATTACCAAGTTGCGGGGAGAAAGCCTCACAATCGATCGCGGCCCCGGCACTAACAACTGGATATACACGTATGTCGGATATCCGTATTATTACAATCGGTATACTCCACAGTGGGTTCCCGGCCCGCCAGAATTTGCAAGTTTAAAGAACAACGATCTCGCGGCCGCTGATTTGAATCAGTTCTATACAGATCTCGGCGCTTGCGACGACGGTATTTTGAGCGTGCAGGGCAACCCCGGCATATCATCCGACACGCCCTCTATAGCCACCGCGAAGGGCTATACGGTATTTGGTAGCGTGCCTCCGGCCACGACACTCTTGTTAAACGGCAACGGGGACAATAACGGAATCACGATTACAGACTCTAGCGTAACAGCACAAACTATCCGCCGCGTTCATCAAAGCAGTTCCGGGCCCGTTACAAGCACAACGCAGTTTAAGTATGGTTCGGCTTCGATTCTTTTCAACGGCAGCAATTGGCTCGACAACTCCAGCGGCAATTCTGCCAATGTTTTGGGCACCGAAAACTTTACGATAGAAATGTGGGTTTACTTGGCGTCCCGTGGGGCAGCGACGCCTATTTTTGATCTCGACGGCCAAATTTTGTGGCGCGTGGGGAGCGACTCAACTAGTCTTTTCATCGCAGGCGGCTCATACAATTGGTCGCCGGCGACGCATGTTCCGTTATCGACGTGGACGCACGTAGCGCTCGTTAGAGAGAACGATAATGTGCGCGTATACGCTGGCGGAGTGCAGCGGCTCTCTGTCACCCTGCCCGCAAACACGGTAATCGGCTCGAATGGTCAGATATCGATCGGTGCGCAGGCCAACAACACCGCAACACGTATGACCGCCAATAGTTATCTTGACGACATCCGGCTGACTCGCGGTACCGCTCTTTACACGGCTACCTTCACGCCACCGACTGCGCAACTTACGGCACTATAATGATTTTCTATTACGGCACGCCAAAATACTCTGTTGCGCTTAACGCCAAAGTTGGTTCGAGCAGCATGGCGCGGGCTATTATCCAGCAGTTTTATCCGCGGCAAGATTGGCTGATACGTACTGCAGCGTATCCAGAAGGCAAATCACCTGAAACTGAATTGTGGCATTGGATGTGTAGCGGATCGCCGACGCCGACAAAGCCTGTGGTGCTACTTGTCCGTGACCCGGTTGATCGTTTTGTGTCCGCGTGCCAGCAGATAAACATTAAACCCGGCAATATCCAAAACGCCATAGACTCGATCATCGCTGACGTGCAGTGTCTCCGCCCCAAACCAAGCAATTTACCCGCCGCGCAGTGGCAAAAACAACTGGATTACCGAACGCGGCAAAATACCCGCACAGCGAACCAGATGATAGCCCGAGGAAAAAAACCGCCTCGCTTTGGGTTCTTGCGCGACAACGTACACTTTCTCCATCAGCACGAATACGCCGTAGGGCCGACCACCTGCTTTAAGTTCCCCCGCGACATGAAAGCCGCTTGGGAGTTTCTTGAGATCGCGGCGCCAATACCGGAAGCAAACAAGGCAAAGCGAAAAAAAGCCGTGTTAACAGAAGAACAAGAAACTGCTGTGCGGCTGTATTACTCGGCAGACCAGCAATTATTTGATAATATTACTGAGCCGGGTTATGTGTTTACTCCGGACACGACGCCGGCACCGGTACTAGCGACAACGGCGAATCTTTGATTTACGCTATTTTTAAACAAAGGACTAACCATGAGCGTTCTCGACCCAGAAACATCTCCGGCCATTGACCCAGCTACGCGCATTGCCAACCAACTTAAACAAAACGCCCGCAATATATTCCGAAATCTTACGGGGGCTTTCTCGCAAAACTCCAAACTGTTTTGGCAGAATCCGCAGGCAACTCCGCAAGAGATTGCCGCGGCGCTAGGCACAGACGGCGTAGAACTCTTCCAACTCCATGCCAAGATCGGGGCTCTGCTGGCAGAGATTAAGCCTGAATCTGTAATCCCGGGGCTCTCCGTTGTAGGCGAGTTTACATACAACGAAGACGGGTCGCTGAATATCTCGCCGCCCGTTAACCCTGAATAATTTGCGTTAATTTTTCACGCAATTTTATTGTGTTACTTTGTTGGTGTATTTTTTTTTGGTCACGCATACGCTTTAATAATAAGCCGTAAGTCGTCTCACTTGTGGCCAGCAACTCGTCAAACTGTTCAGCTACGTTGCCGTAGTTGTAGTAAATACCTGGCGTATTGTAAATGTCTTTGAATACCTCATGGCAGAACACTGGTTTTTCCAGCGCCCATGCCAGCATAAAATTGCTGCTGTACCGCTCGATAACATAAGTTTTTCGTTTCATTTCGCCGTCTATTAGCGGCAGCAAAAAATGAGTGTCGCGCGATAAGCGAGAATAAAATTCTTGTTCGCTCGGCCCGTGAACAAACGTTACGTCGTTGCAGTTTTCAAAATGAGGTCCGGCTATCGTGCCCGCATGTGTGCCGATAATTTGTAACGCAAACTCGGCGCATGTTCTTTTTTTGAGGGCCGCAGATAGCCACTCGATACGCCTGTTCTCAAGTTCTAGGTGCCCCTGCACGGCCAATTTTAACGGCCGCGTATACGGCACAGTCTCCGGTGTTACGGGACTGGCGACTAAAAACAAGTAATCAATTCCTATGCGCTCCGAATTGGGCGACAGGCAGAACGTGTTTTTGGCCGTAATTCCAAACAAGTTATTTACGTAATCATCTAAGCGACGAAACCGATGCGAAATAAACAGCAGTTTGTTTCGCAACTCAGGCGGCAGGCAAAGATGCGCCGCGTTAGGAATCGCTTCTTTTTTATCAACATGCGGGTTCGGATACGCCGAGATAACTATACCAGCGGCGGCTTTTTTAATTACGTCATTATTGGCTACGGCAATGTTTTTCTCTTTTAAAAATATAGCCTGGTTAAAAACATCTTCGCCGGGGGCGCACCGATAAACGTAAGGTTTGTAGCCTGCGTCTTCAAGTAACTGGTATATGGCGATGGTAGTTTCAAAGTGATACCACGTGTTTTGGATCACGAGAATCGGTAAACGGTCTGGCATTAGTTTGCTCTGCTAAACGTGGATCGAAGATGTCGTTTTTATTAAGTTTGTCGTATAGCGTTTCGTCTCGCACGATAGCGCTGTTGTTGCAAGAACCCCGTGTTTTTTTAGTTGCGTAATAATCTCGTGCACCAATGTAGTGGTTGATAAAACCTAGGCCGTGGCGTGATAGATTAAAACTAAAATCTTCGTTGCCAGCTTTACCTTGCGTGCAAAAATTTGCCGTGCGGTGCCTGCGATAATAGTTGAAATGATGACTAAGTTGTGCGATTGTTTTTGTTTTGCTGAATGACTTGCAACACCATTCGTGGTGGTAGCCCTCGGCGTGGTAATTGTACGTGCGAGACAGGCCAGCCGACCGATATAAAAAAGAACCCACAGTATCAGTTGGCTGCTGTATGTACCCCGCAGATCCGAACCAGTACCAATCTGCAAGAATTTCCTGGTACGAACTAGTTTCATATTGGCTCAGCAGCGTGGCTAAACTCTTCTCCACGGGCGAGTAGTAAAATTCGTCTAAGTCTAGGATTCCCAGCCAAAAAGTCTGGCTTACGACGTCACCAAAGTACTTGTTGTACAGGTACCGCTGGCGCTCCATTTTTTTGTTGTCATAGTCCTCTGGCGCGACATGCCGTAGCGTGATCTGGCCAGCGTTTAAATACTTGTTAAATGTAGGCGTGTAGAAATCATCTGTGCTGCCGTCGTCTAATAGGTATATGTGCTCTACGCCGCGCATAAAATAATGCTCTAACCAGGCGGACATAAAACTAGCCTCATTCCTAAAAACGGCTAGTACGGCTAAGTAGTGCGGCATAGTTAGCGCGGGCCTGTCTGTTAAACTAACACTAGTCTATGTATGCCGTAAAAATCTGCAATACGCCGCCGGGAGCTTCCAAATGCCGCCTACTGGTTATGTTCTCGGGGCGCTGTTCACTAAGGGTGAAATTCCAAATTCTGGTAGTCACGATAAACGAATGACGCCGGAGATGGGGCGTGCGTGGGCAGAATCCGTAAACGATCACGGCTACCAGCCTGTTCTCTTCACAGATGCCGACTGTAGTTTTTTACCTGTAACTCAGGTGCCGGTTGTGTGCCGAGGCCTACCGCATACTTATCGTTTTGTGGTTATTGCAGCGTATTTAAAGCGGCATCCGATTAACGGAGAACTATGGTGCACAGACGTACGTGATGTCGTCATGTTAAATAAACCAAAACCAGCTCCGGGTTTTTTATATGCCGGCTCAGAGTCGCTTGAATTTAATCATTGGAATTGGCTGGCACAGTTTGCTCACGGGTGCCCTTTTTGGGGGCATATGGAAAAACCAAAAAATCTTTACAATTGCGGCATCGTAGGCGGCATAGACATCGTAAAATTTATGCTGCGGCTCGGTAGTTTAAATAGCGTGTGCACGGGTTTAAACGATATGCACGCATTTAATTACGCGCTGCAGGGGCATAAAAATATTGTGACTGGCTATCCGGTGCACAACGTGTTTCATTCCTTTGTCTCGTCAGACGAGTGGTTTATGCACCACTAGCGTAATACTTGCCCGCGGTATGTAAACCGGCAAAATTATGCTATTTTATAGGCTGCTCCTTCGTTTGCTGCGAGATCGCCCATGGCACAAAAACGCATATCGGATTTGCCCGGCAAGGCGAACCCTAGTCGTGACGACTTAGTTGCGATTGTTGACCAGCAGGTCTCGCCGCCGACAACAAAAAAGACAACGCTCGGCGCGATCCTGGATCTTGTAAGTGCAATTACGACTTCCTTAATAGGGCAGCCGGGCGGTGTAGCCGGATTAGATTCGTCTGGCAAAGTTCCGGCAACGCAACTGCCAGCAGAGTTAGCTGGCGCTACCGGCCCTAGCGGGCCACCAGGGCCTACGGGTCCGGGCGGTGGTCGTGGCATGACGGGCGTTACTGGCCCCACAGGCACAAAAGGTGTCACTGGTGTTACAGGCGCTTCTGGCCTGTCAGGGCCCGCCGGTATTACTGGCGTAACAGGCTCTACTGGCCCAGGCGGCACGACCGGTGTAACCGGCGTCACAGGCACAAAAGGTGTCACGGGTGTTACAGGTGTCACTGGTGTAACTGGGTCTGCCGGCGCAACTGGTTTAACTGGTGTCACTGGCATTTCTGGTGTAACCGGTCAGACAGGTGCTACTGGTTTAACGGGCGTTACCGGCGTCACCGGCCCTGCGGGTAGCATCGGTGCCACTGGTTTTGATGGCAGAAAAGGCGACCAGGGCTCTAGTGGTGCTACTGGGTTCACTGGTGTTACTGGACCAACGGGCCCTGCGGGTCCGAGCGGTGTAACTGGTATGACGGGCCCTACTGGCGTGTCAGGCTTTCAGGGGCTTTCAGGCGTTACTGGTCCGGCTGGACCCACCGGCATTACAGGCCCAACCGGTATCGGGCAGATGGGCGCTACTGGCTTAACAGGTGCGACAGGCATATCCGGTATATCTGGCACACGCGGGCCCACAGGCGTTACGGGCTTAACTGGCGTCACGGGCATCACCGGAATCACTGGCGTTACAGGTGTTACGGGCGTCGGTATAACGGGCGCTTCTGGTGCAAAAGGCGTCACTGGGGTTACTGGCATCACAGGTGCCACGGGCATTACTGGTCCGGAGGGGTCTACGGGCATTACAGGGCCAGCCGGTTTTACTGGTGTTACAGGCCTAACCGGGCCAGCGGGCGAAACGGGTGCAACTGGTGCGTCTGGTGTAACCGGCTTAACGGGTGTAACGGGTGCAACAGGTGCAACAGGTGGCCCTGGTTTAACTGGCCCCACGGGGCCTACAGGTCCTAGCGGTGACATTGGTGCAACCGGCGTATCTGGTTTACAAGGTTTTAGCGGTGTTGAAGGGCCTACTGGCGTCACAGGTCTTGACGGCCCGTCAGGCGTGCCAGGGATGCCCGGCGAAACAGGCGTAACCGGTGTTTCTGGTGTCGGCGTCACCGGTATGACTGGTGTAACTGGGGTTACAGGCCCAGCCGGCGCTGGCGTTACAGGCGCTACTGGTGTCGGCGTCACCGGTATGACTGGTGTAACTGGGGTTACAGGCCCTGGCCCGACTGTTGTTATCGATCCGACAGATCCTTCAGCGGTATTCATTAATGGCGTACGCGTCATTGCCGCTGTCGGGCAAACAGGCCCGTCAGGTCCGACTGGCCCTAAAGGCGATACAGGGGGCACAGGCCCGTCAGGTCCACCGGGCACACCAGGCGGCGAGTCAGGCGTTACGGGCGCTACAGGGCCTAGAGTAATCTGGCCGTCATTTATCTTTGGAGGTTGAAAATGGCCGAGTCAAATATTGCAAATACAACGACGCTTTATGGGCGTACGAACTATTTAAACGTCACAGACTACAACCAAATTTTAGTCGCGAATCCTCCCGAGTCCGGCGTCATATACAAAATTAACTCGCTATTTATCGCGAATAAAGACGAAAACTACGCAGTCGACATTGATGTTCGTATTGTGCGTATTGTCGGCTCGGGTGCGTACGCGGAAGTAAAGTCTTTTTATCTAGCCAAATCCATTACGGTACCGCGCGACGCAACGCTTATTGCCGTGTGCCGCGACAACCCAATTTATCTTGAATCAGGAGATATGGTTCAAGTTAGAGCCGGTATAGATGCTCGAGCAGACGCCACCGTTTCGTATGAGTTTATTGCCGACACCGTAGTTGTCCCGCCAACGCTTACAGTGCCGTCAGCGCCGCTTAATCTAACGGCAGAACCAGGTAACGCGACTATTTCGTTGTACTGGAGCGAACCAGCTGCAAACGGCGGTACACCAGTTTTTGATTACGTTATTCAAGTTTCTTCGCGGCCTGACTCGTCTACGGCGTGGCCTGTATTCACTACCTTAACTAAACCAGAATCTGCGGCACGATCGTTTTCGTTAGCAGCAACAAACGGGCACGAGTATAGGTTTCGGGTCGGGGCGTTAAATGGTTTAGGTGTTGGTGCGTGGAGCAACGTGACCGATATCGTCACGCCAACAAGTTTTGCTGCTCCAAGCAATCTGACTGCCACGGCTTATAACGCGTCTGCACTTATAAACTGGAGCACGCCAGGCAGCATTCCGAGCGGCGTGGTAATTACACAGTATGCTGTACGTTGGTCTATAGACGACGGTCAAACATGGTTGCCCAGTCGTAATGGTATTTTGACTGGCAGCGTTACTACTGCAAAAACAATTTTAAATTTGCAGAACAACATACCGTATGTATTTAGTGTACGCGGCATAGCGGCAAATACTGCGGGTATTTGGAGCATACCGTCTACACAAGTAATCCCGTTAAGCAGTTCGCCTCCTGCTCCGATTAATTCTGCAAATTATGCGGGTGCGGCAAACTGGAACGCCACGACTAACGGTAATTTGTTGTCTGTAGGCACGTCGGGCAGTACTAGCGCGTACGGGTTATATGACATGAACGGCAACGTAAATGAATGGTTAGAAACGCGCTCGGTTGAGGCAAGTTCAAGTGCTGACGCTTATACGCCAGGCGGCGCGTTTACCGACGTGCTCCTCGATAAACTCGCCAGCACAGGATTTATATCTAGTGGTTCTGGCTTAAACACTCAACAGTATTTATCCGTCACGGCAAAGACGCCGACATGCGGCTTTAGACTGGTAAGTTTTGAGACTAGCCCCGTTATTTTGCATAGCAATATCTTTATGGATGTTGGCGACATAGGTAATTCAAACGCGGCTTCAAACGGATTTCTTTTCCGTAGTTTTGGTGCCGTCGCGTATGCCTACAAAATACAGAAATACGAAGTCTCAAATGCGGAGTATGTTGATTTTTTAAACAACGTAGATCCAACCGGTGCAAATACTTTAGGGCTTTACGACGCTAACATGGCAAGTAATGTGCACGGCGGTATTGTGTATAACGCGGCCGGATCAGCGGGGGCACGGTACGAAATAAGACAAAACATGGCGGCGAAGCCTGTTAATTTTGTTTCATGGTACTCTGCGATACGTTACGCTAACTGGCTGCACAACGGACGGACTGGTCCGGGTACCACAGAAAACGGCTCGTATCAATTCTCGTCTGCATTCCCAACTGGCGACGATACGCCGGCGGGTGATTTTACAAACTACGCTGCCACGCCCGAAAACGACGGCTCTGACTCTGATCTTACGTTAGTGCGTAAAACCGGTGCGAAATACGTTCTGCCGACAACGCACGAATGGTTTAAAGCCGCGTTTTACAAAGGCGGCGGCACGCAGGCTGGTTACTGGGAGTACGCTACACGCTCAAACACGCCGCCGAGTGCGGTTACCGCGACAGCGACGGGTGACGGAGTCTTATAATGCGTTCATCAGGTCCGGGCCGCCTACTTTTCATCAATCAGTACGACTCCCTGGTGAGCGCACACGGGGCTAACTACGTACCGCCGTCGGCATGCAACCAGTCGACTGGGCTGTGGACGCTGGCGGAAGCAGCGAACTACATAGCCGAAGGACGTTGGCCGTCATCATATTTTACGGTTTCGCCGCTGCCCAATGTTGAACTACGCTGCGTGAATTCTGTAACGTTAGAAAGTCAGGTGAGCCAGCCATGCAACAACAGCAATTTTTTTAATTATACGCCGCTGTATTTTTGGGAAGTGTCAACAGACGGTGGCAACACATGGCAGCCTGTTACAAAAAGCGCCTACAATTTAACAAGCAAAAAAATAACAATCGGCAACGCTGAGGCTAGTGACGGGACAGTAAACGCAGCAAACCAGTTTTACGGATATGTCGACTCTGTGCGTGTAACAAAGGGAATACCGCGCTACACGGCGGGCGTTATTTCGGGCTATAACCCGGCGACTGCAACGGCTGACCTAGCCGATAATTACACAAAATTAGGTGTAAACCTTGGCAGCCCAGGCACAAGAACAGTATTCAGTCCCGTAATTAACGTTTGGACGCCTAGTATTGGTAGTGCTGGTAATTCGCAAAATATTCGTGTCACTACTACGCCGGGCATTAACAGCACGTGGGACAACCTTTTTCCTGTCACACAAAGCGCAGCATTTTTTGGCTACGGCAGCAACACATCTGCAGTGCAGTTTGTAACGAGTACAAAAAATTACGTCGACCCGCCGCCCGCCGCTGGTAGCGTAGCCGGGGGGTTGGGGACACACTTCAACTATCTTCGTATTACAAATAGCAGTTTGACCGTACCGTACGACTTCGCAGTCTATCTTGATGATTGCTGTTACGAAGGGTATGTGCGCGTACGGCGGTTTCTGCATTCATACAACGATAGCGCCGGCTCAGAATCAATTTTCATAGACACACGCACAAACAAAGACGCCACAGACGGTATCTGCATTTATTTTACACCGCAAAATGGGGCAATTGGTTTTGTAAATGTAAAAATTCCCAACACAACCAAAATCCTCAAATACGGTCCAATTACAAACACTGTTTATTACCACATTGCGGTATCAAAACAATTTAATACATGGCGTCTTTATGTCGGCGGGATACTTCGCGACGAGATCACATCCCAAGGTGCAAGTCTTAATTTGACCGGCTTAACGACTGCAGACAACGGAACGAAATACCGTGTATACGTACAACTCGGCGCACTTAGAGCACAGTACAGCGATCCGGCTACTATTACTATTACGATCGCACAATTTGCGTGGGAGAACCTTGGCACTTTTTCGGGGCCGTTTATTTTGGCCACAGACACGACTACTTACGCTCCCGCGCATTACTACACAATTACGCCAGGGCTTTATACAGTCAAAGCACGGGCTTACATCAGTAACTTCTTGGGCGGCGTGTTCTCTTATCAGTGGCAAACTAACGCTAACCCTATCACGCAACCAGATGAAGAATTTTGGCAAGACATCCCCGGAGCCAACGGCGAAGTAAATAATATGAGCTCAGGTCAATCACCTCTATCCGTAGCCGAGTTAGTTTTTAGCAATACGTTTGTGTTACAGACTGCGGCTGAGTCTGACGTACAGGGTTGGCGTGTTGTTGTACGTTGTAATGATATTTCTTCCACAAGTCGCGTAATCATTACAAATACTGTACCAACTTAGTAGCGCGTAAAAACATGCCAGACGCTGTTAAATTTACGCTTGTTAGAAACAAAATACGCGTTGATTACTGCGGCGGTCCGGCTATTATGTCGCCAAAAACTGGCAGCGATAAAGACTGCTGCTGCAGCGAATGCGAAGAAGATACATTTGAAGAAATGACTTTAGAGTACTCGGCGTGCCACGGCTGCGAACGCGCTGTGTTCGGTGTTCTCGTGTCTTTTGATCCATTTCCAGATACGTCTAAATGGACGCGCATTGGCCGCGTTAATTTAAATACAAGTCTGGCAACTCCACCTCCCTGCACATATGCTCCAGCAACGTACATAAACGAAGCGCTTATTAATCGCATCATTAAAAAACGCGAAAATAAAACAAACTGCT